TGCGTGGGGAGTGCTTCGAAGAACTCGTGTAGGATATCCCACTCAAGATCAATATTTGACCCAATACTGAGAGTTTCTACTGGCTCATCACCAATCGCAAAACCAATCGTGCAGATATGGCCGTGCGCGGGATTAAAGCTAGTCTTGGCTACAATCTCGTCAGCCGCCGCATCGCCGTTGTCTGCGATCCACTGCGCAATGCTTTCCGGCTTCTTGTATTGTGCCGGGGCGGTAATGCTGTCGCGGACCTCTGCGCGGTATTCAGCCGATTGGCTTGGCAGTGTCTCGCAATCAAGAAAAATATCGTTCATTCTCAATCTCTTCCGTGGTTTGGGTGAAAGCCATATTTGAGTTTTTCCTGCTCGCGAATGGCGAAAGCTTCTTCTGGCGTGTCACACCGAGCAACGATCTTCAGTTTTCCGTTAATGCGAAGATGGGCGAGGTATCGGTTCTTATACCGGTACACTCCTGCGAAACCTGAAGTGTTGTCTTTTCGGCGTTTGCAGTTTTTGACGTTCAAAGAGCGCGGAACATCTCGTAGATTAACAATTCGGTTATCGGCCCTATTCCCATTGATGTGGTCAATTTCATTTTTAGGCCATTCTCCATGGTAGATGGCCCACGCCACGCGATGAGCCAGAAGGGGTTGCGCAAAAACGCTTCCGTTGAGGCAACCGGTAGCGGCAACCGAAGCCAAAGCTGGCTTACCCGCTAGCCGACTATTCCACTGCTTAGCCGACCAATCGCCGTCCCTTTTCGCTCCGATGAAAAACTTTGCGGGCCTTTCTTTCCATACCATATCGCCAGTTTCCGGATCGTATGATATGAGATCGCGCAGGACAGCAGGGGTTATCTCCACTGGCCTATTCATAGCGTAATCCTTCAGTCTCTGTTGCGGCTGTTCTAAGGTGGCTGACATCGTGGCCCTCGCTCTCCAAAGCTTTGCAGGCGAGTAGGAGTGCGTGGGTCACATTTCCAAGAGCAGCCTTGGTGTCGGCTAACTGGATCCTGGATTGCAAGTAGCGGTCGCGGTAGTCGGGGGTCATGCCGCAAGAACCTGTGCAAGGTGATAGGCCACCAGATAAAGCGCAGTGCCTATTGCAGCGCCGATAGCCCATGACAGGATGCGAAGTCCGATGGGTAGGTTTGGGTATTCAACCGGCTTGTGTTCGTAGTATTCCATCATGCGTTCCTTACTGTTCGGGAGGGGTGGGAAGGGGCTGCCAGTGGGTGGGTTGGCACCAGCAAGCGTAATAATCTCCACCAGCCTCATTCCACCAATCGCCGGGATAATCGCTGTTGCCGCCTGTGTAGTTCGCTATACTCACTTCAGGCTTTGCGTTTCTTGCAATGCCGGCGACTTCGCCGGCCCAAACGGTGCCCGCTACCAGTATCCACGTCCCATCCTTCGGCGCAGTCGAAATGTCTTGCCATTCACTCATTGCCAATATCCTGTTCGGGCAAGTCGATGCGTTTTGACCACGCAAGCAGCTTGAGGTGAGATAGCCTGGAAGACGGAATACCGTTGACCCTCCAGCTATGAACTGTAGACTTTGGCGAATCTATTTCCTTCGCCACGCTGGTTGTGCCCCCAAGTGCATCAATCACCCGGCTCGCATATGATTTTGCATTTTCCATAACCAGCTTCTGCATGATAATCGCACCCCGTGCAAGACATTTATTTTCGATAATCGCACATTCTGTTGTTGACATGGGTGCTAAAGTCGTACAGAAAGGCCCCACACCGACGAAGGACTGCATCCCGCAGATCTGTCGGGTGGGAGTTTCACCGATGGCTGAGCAAGACAGCGGATATGAGGCAATGATCCTCTCCGCGAACCTGCCGAACCATTGCGCCGCATTCATCTACAAAGATGGCGAGCCGCGCTTGGCTGGCGGGATATACCGCATCACAAGGGTGCGCACCGCAACAGAGGCGGACCGGAAGGCTTTTTCAACACCCGCTGCTGATGGGTTCTGCCCGCTTTGCGATCAGGTGGAGAGCTGGAAATGACCCCCTCCAAGATCGAACGCGCCGAGGGTGGGGTGCAGAGCCAATCCACCGATTGGTACGACAGCCGCCTCAAGCAGGCTTATGAACTGATTGATGCAGTTCTGGACTCATCCATCTGCGCGCAGGATCACCTTCGCAAGGCTGCCGAGGCGGTAGAAGACGCGGATCTCGCGCTGGAGCAAGGCGCATGACGTTGGATGACGAAGTGGCTTGCTGGTCTGTCAACGAGGATGGACATTGGTGCCCTTCCTGCGGCGGTCTTATCGCTCGATCGGAGTGGCTGGAAGATGGCGCTCACCTTCCCGACGAATGCCGCCAGTGTGGCTATCCGGACGCTGAAGCGGTTGCCGAATATCATTGCGGACCAGAGGATGATGATGGTCTTTGCGATTGCTGCGGCGAGACGTGGGAGCATTGCCGGAATAACTTCGACTGTGGGATGATGCCGGACGGTTACTGCTCAAAGGCAGGATCCGAAGAATGCGACTGGGAATGCCCGCGCGGAGGTCTGGCATGAACGCCGTAACCCCGCTCACCCGCGCCCTAACCGCCTACAACCAGACGGCCCGCAGCTTGCCGCACCGCGAGCGTGCTTACGCCATCCTCTCAGGCGACCTCCCCAAGGCCGATTACCCTCTCTTCACCCGCCAACAGTGGATGGATGAAGCACAGGCTGCAATCGACACGGGAGACGACGCGGAACTGCGGGAGATGATCGAACGTCAGGACGTTTTCGACGCGGAACACCATGCTGCGGCTATGCGTGCTTATCACGGCGTTGATCCGCGCAGGCGGAATTGGATGGAGGCCTGATATGTATAAAGGCACATCACGCAGCCTTCAGCGTAGGGCGCGCCGAACTGTTGTTGCTCCCGTGGCTCAGGCGGGTTTCGTCGCTGAAGATGACCTAATTCAGTCGGCTGCGAACTATTCCAAGGATGAATGCCTTAGCGAGAGACGGCAATTGGTAACCGAGCTTGTCCGCATTCAGAATGAATTGATGGGAGCGAAAGCTGAGGGGGATAAGCGGTCTGTCGAGGCGTTGGGTTTAAAGCATCAGAGCATCCAGAAGCGTCTCACGCTTATCAATCAGCGGATGCACGATATTCAAGATGCAGACGCCTTCCGTAGAGCGGTGATTGAGCTGGTTCCGCATGATACCCTAGACCGGATTTTTATCCGTGAGCGCGAAATTCGAAAAGAACACACCGAAACCCCCACAGGAGAAACCCATGGATAGGACCAAGGACGTGCCGGAGGTGACGCAGGCTGATCGGAATGGTGCAGTTCGTCTTTTGGAAGCCGGTGGCCAAGACTGGCAGGCCAAAGAAATTCGGCTGGGACAAGGTGACCACTTTCCCATCGTCAAAGCCTTTGCCCGCCACCGCACCGAAGCCGCCCGCCCCCTCACGGCAGAGATAGCAGACCTACGTGCTCAACTGGATGAGGCGATGGAGGCGGTACGACTTTTCCCTGCGGCGTATGACGCCCTGTCCAACGCAGAGATGCGGGACGCCAAAGGCAATCTCCGCAGCCTCATCGATCAACAAGCCAATGCATTGGCTGGCCTTCGCGCCATCCTCGCCAAAAGGAAGCAGCCATGACCATCAAGGAAGCCTATCTCGAAATGAAGGACGCCAACCTGGCCGTGGAAATGGCAGCAGACGGCACAGGCGAATATCCCGAGGTCGAGCAGCGACATGCAGACGCCTTTGCCGCACTTGTGCGATCGCTGGCAGCGCAGGGCATATCCATAGACGACGCACAATCAATGGCAGGGAGTGTTTGAGATGGGAACGAACCACACGCCGGGACCGTGGGCTTACCGACCCGATGAGTATGACGATTGGGGTTGTGTCCGCGCACCTGTCACCGAGCAGGGGCAATTCCGTGGAGGCATCATCTGCCAAGCCTCTGATCCGGAAGCGAGGGATGCAATCACGCTGGCCAAGCATCGTGAAGCCGGGACGGATCCTTGGGAGGCAAACGCTCGCCTAATCGCAGCCGCACCGGAATTACTGGAAGCGCTGGAGGAATGCCTGCGCGAGCATGGCGGATTCACGATCAAGGGACAGTGTGAGCGACGCGCCCGCGCCGCCATCGCCAAAGCCCGAGGCGCATCATGACCCGCTCGCACACATACGAACGCAGCCACAGGTTCGCACCCCGCCAGAACTTTGGCGGCGGCTACCACTACAACGCGCGCATCCTGCCCATGGAGAGGCCCGGACTGTTTGCGCGGATATTTAAAGGATCGAGGTGATGCCTATTAAAATCAAACCCATCCCAGACCCAGAAGCGATCTCGCAAAAAGTGAAGGATAGGTTTTGGTCAAAAATAGACCGCGGAACGCGCGACCAATGCTGGATGTGGAAAGGCTATCTAAATCCTAAGTGCTATGGGTCATTCAACTTCAAGCCGCTCGGTCGGGTATCGTCTCACCGATTTGCCTACCATCTTACTAAGGGGCGGGTTCCTACAGACTTAGTAGTTGACCACTTGTGCCGCAATCGGGCGTGTTGCAATCCAGAACACCTTGAGCCCGTTACCCACATTGTGAACATTCAGAGGGGCAACAGTGGCATTTCTAGGAAGATGGCCACTCAGGGGATGACCCATTGTGGACGGGGCCACGAGTACACGCCAGAGAATACATATATAAACAAAAAGACGGGATATAAGAGATGCAAGGCATGCAAGAATTTGCGTCACCGTGCCGTTAGTCTCGCCAGACGAGGAAATAACACATGACCGATGGTAACAAAGCAGGAGAAATGCTGAAATCCGCCAAGACCGAGCCGAGCGCGGCGGGGTTGGAAGACATGCGCCATCTGCTCGACCGTGATCGCTACATTGTGGCAATCGCACTTGGCCACATTAAACGCGCGCTCAACGGGCATCGCTGGCTGCTGGAAGGGCGCGGGCCGTATGAATGGGACGACGACCGCTATCGGGATGAGTTTGCCGACTGGGTGGCAAACGTCGAGGCGGCAACGGGCCTTTTGGCAAAACTGGCTTGGGATAAGGACGCCTGCGAAACCGAAGCCGACAAGGTGGCAGCGGCGCGTGAAGCCGCTCGAGTTTATGCAGTCGATCCACCCGTTGGCCACCGCACCATGCTGCCGTCTGATTTAGGTCTGCCATGCCCCTCTTGCGCCGCCCTATCCGCCCCCACGCGAGAGCGGGAAGGGTTCATGACAGTGAGGGAGTATCTGGAGCGCATAAGCAACAATTGTCGTGGCTGTGCGGTTTGCGAAGGCGACCCCGGCGGTGGGCATGAAATGAACGATGCAATCGCATGGGAGGCTATCACTCGCATCGACAACCTACTCAACGAAGGATCAGGCCAGTGAGTGATCTAGCACAGCAGACGCAGGACATGCTTGTCTTGCTCGATTGCAAGTGCGGTCGCCCTGAGTGCACGTTCCTTGCTGCCCGCGACCACATCGCCGCACTCGAAGCCCGTAACACTCGGTTGGAGGAACAGGTGCGAGAGGCATACGAGCGGGCGGCGGAGTCTGCTGAAGGCGAACGCTATGCGCAGCACTACGTTGATGCCTCTGCGTCTGCTGGAGACATGCGGCCCGACATCTACAATGAGGCTTGCAACGATGTTGCCCAAGCCATCCGATCCCTGAAAGGAGCCGCAAAGTGAGCCGCATAGAACGCCTTACCCGCACTAATCGCGATCCCCACGCATTCGGCGGAGGTCATCGCTACACCGGGCGGATATTGCCCATGGAAACACCCCGCAGGTCTTTGCTTAAAGCCGCTCTGGATGCGCTTAACGGAGGGAGGGTGTGATGGATAAGGATGATGTGCGTCCGGGCGGGCTTTCGTCGCTTCGCGATGGAGCCGTGCCGTCTCCACCAAAGGCTTCAATCCCTGACGCGTGGGCGTCTTGGGAAATCGACCCGCCGCAACCAGGGCAAAAGGTTGTCATAGTCTGCGATGATGGCTGCTCGTCATCCCTTGCGATGATGAGCGACGATGGTCCGCTTGATGGCGAAGACGCCTTTCCTCTGGGCGATGATTTTCTGCGCGGTGCCATTTGGATGCCCTTGCCAGAAAATTACCCCCTTGGTTTTATGGAGCAGACCGATGCCGATTGGTATTGAGCGGGGGGATGACCCCTACTGGGATTTTGATGAAAGCGATTGCGCGAATTGCCACGGCGAAGGCTTTATCTACGGATGCTCGTGGGATTGGCAATGCGACACCTACGATGAAGGCGAGGGTTCTTGTTTATGCATCCGCCCTTGCGAATGGTGCCACCCGCCTAAGCCAGACCCCGAGCTGAGCCGGATACTCGCGCAAGCGATTGAAGCGGGAACCGGCGAGACCGAAGGGCTCGATCCGAAGGACGAAAGCGCGGTTCATGCGCCCAAACCCTCTGGCATACTAACCGAGAATGCCGGATGACGGCGCAGGGGAAGGAGTGTGGTATGCTTAGGGATGAAGTGGCGAAGGCGATGATCCGCCGGAACTTCCCAAGCTTGTCTGAAACAGACGTGGCTGAGATGGTTGATTGCTGGCTGCCTGACGCAGACGCCGCTATCGCTATTGTCGTGGCCGACCTTCGCAAACGCGCTGAACATTACAGTGCCATTGACGAAGGGTTCCACGCCAACGCTCTTGCCGATGTTGCGGACGCATATAGCGCCTACAGGAACAGCTAACCCTCACCCTCCGCACAAGCCAAAAGCGCGCTTCTCATCGTGATAACCGCCGCCCGCAATTCCAGCGCAGACGCCGCCACGATAAGCAGGTCTGACGCGGCATTGCCGGTTAGCTGGTCGCCTACTTGGGCTGGTTCGGGTGGGATGTCGTCTTTGGCCAAGCAAGGGGATGGTACGACAACCGGGATTTCACGTATCTCAATTCCAGGCTGCGGGTGATTGCAGGCGGAAAGCAACAACAGGCTTGCGATGGCGATGCGTTTCATCTAGTTTCTCCTTGCTGCGGCGGCGTAGCTCAGAAGGGAGCCAAGCCCTGTAGGATAGAGCGCTGCGTCGATGGCCCTAGTGGATCGAAGGCGGGTCAGTCTCAGGTTCAAATCCTGACCCGCCGCAGCATCACAAGCCACGGCTTCGAAGCACCCCAGCGGGCGTCACACACTGGTCGGTAACACCTTCCTTGCGTAGGGCGTCGGCTTCGTCCTGCAATTCGGACGTTTCTTCTTCCGCTTCCTTCATGGCTTCGGCTAGCAGGCTTTCCCGCAACTGCCCTTGTTCGACAAGCTCCTTCATGCGGCGGGTCAGTGAGTCCAGTGATGCAGCGGTTACGCTATGCTGTGCCTCCGAGACGGCCACTGCGTTGCGCAGGGTTTCAATTGTGGCGTCCTTGCGGGCGTTCGACCACATGGCTATCCCAAGGGCCACCAGAAGCGCGAGAACGACACCTGCGAATACCTTATTGATGGTCGAGGCAAAGAATGTGGTAATCATGCCGTAAGTTCCTCGATAGAAGCCAAGAGGCTATGCTTTCCGCGCTCCATTAGGCCAATAGCGCGGAGGTCATCAGTGTCGCCCCATCCATAAACATGCACCTGACCGCTTTCTGATATTTGGACAGCCACCATGGCAACGGTCGGTGAGCAATCTTCGCTGGCTTCCTCTTCGATGCTATCCGCCGCTTGGCGAAGCATGTCAGGAATCGAACGCGCGTTGGTTTCGTAAAGGGTAGCTACTTCCGCAATCATGCCGTAACTCCTATAAACAGGCCAAGCGCCAAGCAGGTCAGCGCAAGGGCTATCGTGGGCATTGCTTTGCATAGCCTATCGTTCATAGCAGAGCCTCCGCGAATTTGACATGGTAACTGAATTTGCGAAACCCGCTGCCGTTGTATCGCTCGACAAAGGGTATGCAGCTTTCAGGATCGCCAGCGCGGCATCTGCCTAGTTCGTCTGCCAGTCCATTGACCTTGATGAATCGCACATAGCTATCGAGGTGCGCCGCTTCGCTCTTGGCCAGTTCGCAGGCCATATCGCGGGCAGACGCATAACCTAGTTGCACCGCATTCTCACCAAGCACCTGAAACGCGCCCCATGAACACGCCTCAAAAGCCGATTCCGGATCTAGCGCGTAGGCGCGCTGCAATTTGGTGTATTGCGACGAGAACGGCCCATAGCCGCCTGCACCATAGCCACGGATGGCCGACAGGTCGGGGTAGGATGAATTGAACCGCCCCTTGGGCGTGGTGTTGCGGGCGAATACGTGGCGCTCGTAGAGGATCGAAGGCCGGCCATTGTCATCGAATGCCCCACGCGGCGCCTCAACCGTCTTGCTGGCACGCATGTGCTTGGGGGTGACACCATTGCCCAACTCGACGGCGGCGCGCTCGTAATCGTCTTGCGTGAGGGCTGGGGCGTTCGTGTTCGTGATGCTGGCAAGCATGTCTGCCCATGGCAGGACTTCGGGGGGCTTGTTCCCCGTGACGATGATGGTGCCGTCATCCAAGGCCACCTCGATCTCGCGCTTGAAGGCGTTTACGTCTGCGAGGTCATCCCACGTTGCTCCGCGCTTGCGGGCCGCGCCAAAGATTAAGGCCCATTGCGGTTCACCGAGCATACGGAGGCCGCTTGTCTTCTGCCCCATCATCCAGCCCCTCTTGCGGCTTCGGAGCGGGTGCAGGGGGCTTGGCAGGTTTGCTGCCTGTTTCGGCGATGACAGCGGCAGAAGCTACCTGCCGATCCTTCAGGGCCACCGCGCCAGCCGTGCCACCCACGATGACCGACAAGCCGCCAGAGAAGGCTAGGCAGAAGGCCGTGACGTCGAAGGTTGCCCAGTTCCACCATTGGAACGTGATGGCGCTGGCGATGTAGGCAACACCGCCGATGAAGCCAACAAGCCGATTGATCTCCAGTCCGCCGTTGTGTCCGCGGAGAAATTCGGTCCATTTCATCTCACAGGTCCCTGTCGGTGATATAATTCCAGCCCTTCGACCCGACCTTCAAGCTGGTCGATCCGAGCCTCCTGGGCGGTGGCGTAATTGGCCATGCGCTCGTCCATGCGCGCCAAGGTGACGCTCATCAGCGAAACCGAATTGAACAACCAGAATGCGAGGGTTGCAGTCCCCGCGGTGAATAGGGCTGCGACCACAGCAGCCGCCCACTTTAGTGGTGCGGGTATTTCAGAAACCACGGTGCCCCTTCTTATCTCGGGATGTTGCGACGCGAACCGAGATATGGCTGTGTCCGCCACTTGCTCGGCAACCATTCTGATTTGTTCTGCGTTTCCTGAATCCGGCATCACCAGAGCCTCGCCGTCGCCCAGAAGCGCCGGTGACGCTCCAGGCTACTCACGATCCATAGCAGACCGATCACGGCGAGAATAGTTTTCATCCCCGCGCGTCGTCGACAAACGGCTTCGGCTGAAGCACAGGCGGCAGGGGCTTGGGTTTGCGGGTTGCGTAGAACATGGACGATACGGCGTAGTGTTTCATGTCATTTTCCTTCGATACGAGCCGGCGATCATGCCGCGCTTGATTTTTCATACCATTGCGTACCGTTATGCCACAAGGTCAAAGTAGAGCCCGCCGTGGTGGTAAAGTTGGAATTTCCCTTCAGGCGAATGGCGTCGGGTGCGCCCGTACCGCTCACAACGGTCAGCGCGCCAGTAAAAATCAGCGTAACTTCACGCCCCGCCCACCCGCTTTGCAGGTTGCTAAAGTTGGTGCTTCCGGTAATGTTGAAAGCCCGCCCCGTCGCGGGGACAAGCAATGGCTGCGCGGATGCCACCGAGATTGTGGCAGAGGTGCCCGCAACCAACGTACCGCCCGCCGCAACCGATGGGGCCTGCACCCCGTCGAAGTCCACGAAGCCGGTAGTCGGCGTGACGTTGAGGTTAATCGGGTTGGTAAGCGAGGCCCCGAACTGAAACCCGCGCAACGTCACCCGCGATGCGGCATTGTTGTAAAGAATACCGTTCGAGACTTGTCGCGTAGCGCCACCCATAAACACCCAATCGCCCGACCCGATAAAGAAGCCGTGGCTGGTGCCGTTCCAAGCGATGCAATCGATGAGCTGGTTCTGGATATTCGCGTCCGTGTCGAGATAGAACCCGATTTCCTGACTCGCAGCCTGGCACCCGATAAGCTTTGCGTCATAGGACGTGCCACGAATCGAGAAACCGCGCGAACCTGCCAGCACATTAGGTGGGGCCGTGCCGTCCACGGTGCAGCTAACCAGCGTGGGCGTGTTGACGTTGTTAAGATCGAACCCGCGCGAATAGCCATAGGCGAAGCAGTTATTCAGCTTGACCCAATCCGACACCCCTTCAAGCAGGAACGCCGTGCCGCTGCGCTGTAGTTGCGAGGGCAAGAGGTCAATGGCATATTGCTCAATCGTGGCGAAAGGCCAGCAATGCACATTTTCGATGCGCGGGATGTCATAGGCATCGGTTATCGAAATGCCGTTGACGTTATCCAGCCACAAATTGTAGAAGCGGGGGCGCTGGTATCCATCGCTAAGGACGGCCTTTTCGAACCCAAGGATCATGGAGCAGGAAGCGGCGGCATCATCGCCGCCAATCGTTACCGCCGTGCCAGCGAAGGCAGACGAGTTCGCCGCAGGGAACGTCATGCCCTTGCGGTAGATTAGCAGGCCCTTCAAAGACGCGCCGCCCTTCAGGGTGATTGTCGCGCTGGAATTGACGATCAGAGCCCCGCCGACACTGCCGTAGGGCGCGTCCGTATTATTGTTGGGCGACCCGATATATTCGTGCGGTCCAACCAGTGAGACGTTGGACTTCACGGTCAGGCTGGCGTCGACCAGGCAGCGCATCCCGTACGGAACGATAACCGTACCGCCACCAGCGCCGAAGCTGTCAATCGCAGCCTGAAGCGCAGGTGTATCATTCGTCACGCCGTCACCCGCTGCGCCGAAATCCTTGGCGCTTATGGTGTCTCGCAGTTTCTCCAGTACGTTTCTGTTCGCCGCACCGACACCGAGCTGTTTAAAGCCCGCTAGCGCAGCACCTTCAGGATCGGCCAGTGCAGAGGTCGAAACGCGGGTTGCCAATCCAGCAGCCAGAGAATCCGCAGAAACACCAATGGCATCGATCGCCTGCTTGACCCGTAGCGGCGTGACGCGTTTGGCGTTGTCAGTTCCAGCCTCAGCTTCGACCTGTGAGGCCAAGGGAATAGCCGCATCCACGATCTGTGACGGCAGGGCCTTTTCAACCGAAGACCCTTTGTCGACGATTAGAACATCAGTATCGGAAACCGAAGCTGCCGCGTTCAAGTCTCTGGGAGGAATGACAGCCATTAGCTTATCCTGATTATTTTTTGACAGATGATGGTGGGCTGGACGATGTTATGCGCCTCACCTCCACCTTTGTTGCCGATTGTTATGCCGGTCGTGGCAAGGTTGGTCGTAGCCGATGAGGTGGAAGCCAGCGCGGAATCTGTCGTCGTGGGATTGCCCAAGGCGAACACAGGCCGCGTATAAGTGTGAGAGTGGCCTGGATCGGTAACGCTGTGGTTATGAACCGGCATCTGCGCTTCGGTCAGGGTGTGCGTCTGCGCACCGCCAGAAGCACCAAGCGTTGAACTCGACAGCGTATTGAGGCGAGTTGTTGCAGGTGTTGCCATATTCTCACGTCCAGCCCCGACCCTGCCGCGATAATCGGGAAGATTGAACGTAGTGGATCCATCGCCAGCGCCCGCGCTTGTGCCGATAACCGCGAACAGCGCCGCGTAAGTCGTACGCGAAACAGCCTGACCTGCAGCAAAGAGGTAATCTGCAGGAGGTGTTGCCCCCCAATAGTCGATTACCGCCCCGATAGGGACACCCGATGTCGCACCAACGGGCAATTGAGACACGGTAGCAACGTCTGTAGGATCAGTTCCCGGTGCCGCGCCCGTGATCTTGTTACCATTCATCTGCAGGTTGGCGCGCATTCCGCCCTTACCGTCACGGTCGAGAGACGATGAAAGCGCCTGTGCGACATCCTGGAATGGTGGATTGTGCTGGCTAACCAGCAGCGTATCCCCTGTGTTGACAGTGGTGCCAGCCGGTAGAGAATAATCGCCAGATGAATTTCGTGGCACAGGTTGAACTCCGCTTGCGTTTCAAGGCAATCGCGTGAGGTGGATTCAACCGCGTTGTCCCTTGTTACACGATAGGGCGAATGCTATCAAGACCGGCATGGCAGACGCGAATATCGAGGCTATTGAGCGGGAAATACACCGCGCCCGTTTCAAGGAAAGCGAGGCAGAAGGCTTTCTTGCGCGCCGTTCACGTCGCAGGCTTAACGAAGCGTCATTGCAGGGCATCAAAGACCGCATGGTGCGCCAAGCCTATCTGGCCGGATTCAAAGCAGGTTATGAAGAACCGAAACCCCGCTGGCCGCTATATGCAATCGGCGGGGTTCTCTCGGTCTGCCTCTTAGTAAGCCAGGTAATCGGTTAGCGCCGTAGCTGCCCCTGTTCCGATACGGCGGCCCCACATGTCACCCTGCTGCGTCAGGCTTTCCGCAATAGCGCGATAGGCTTCATCCTCAGCCATCATCTGCGACAAGGCATCAACCGAGCTTGTAGGCGACTGATTGAGCAACAGCGGGCCAAGATCGTCGGCTAGTGCGCGGTTTGCGGTTGCTGCAGCTTTTTCGCGACGATCCTTGAACACGCGATCTGCAATACCTTTGCCTACGGTCAGCCACGGCCCACCGAGCGCGCCGGTTTCAACAATACCCATTGCGACATCGCCGCCCATGCCGGTGCGATGCTTGAAGAACTCGTCTTGAATCTCGCGTTCCGCCGTGGCGCTGTTGCCAATGAGACGATTGGCGCTTCCTGCAAGCTGAAGTTCCAGGTCCCGCTGAGACAGCAGCCGCGCGATGTCGGCATCTTCGGCGCTGGCATAGACATTTTTATAGATGGCTTCCCGTTCAGGGTTGTCCATTCTACCCCACGGGTTGCCGTTGTTCCGCACCTTGCGCGCCTCGCGCATCGTGCCGCTTTGAACGCCGAGCCTCGTTTGGCCGATTTGTTCCGGCGTCAGATTGGCTATATCCACGCCCAACTGTTCGGAATCTTCTTTGAACACGTTGCGTCCACGCTCCATAAACGAACGCTCCTGCGCTGGCCCTGCATAAGCGCGACGAGCCTCCGCATAGGCGGGATTGGCTTCATCCATGCGCTGCAATAGGGTTGATTTCATAGCCTGTGCACGGCGTACTTCCGGCATATCGCCTTGCCGAATACCGCGTTCAATAATGTTGTCCAGACCGCGCTTCGCATAGTCCAAGGACTGCCATGACGGCGAGGCCATGACCATGCCACCTTCAGTCTGGACAATGCCAGCGGCAGACGGGTCAAGACCTTCGTCAAGCACCTCGTTATAGGCTTCGCGCAATGCCTTTTCGAATGTCGGACGGTCGGCAAGGTCGGTAAGGTCCACCATATCCGCACCTGGAGCCGCATAAGCCTGCTCATACAACGGCCCTGCATTAGTGCGTGCCTGCTGCAATAGATCGGCGCTGCGCTGAGGGATATTCTCAACCGGGCCAAGATCACGCGCCACTGCCTCGGCAAGCCGGTCAAACTGGCCTTCGTTCCTGCGCGCCATGGTCTGCCGCGCTACGCCCGCCGTGGTCGGAGAGAAGCGAACTGCCGAACCGGCAAGAGACTGTAATTCAGGAGATGCGTCGGCCAGCGTCATCGGCACGCCAAGTTCATCGGCGCTCATTAGCGCGCGTGCGATTTCATCCTGATTACCCGCTTCGCGCACCGTCTGGGTAATGACCCGCTGCCCTTCGGAAAGGTTCATATCAGGCAGACGGATCGAGTTGATTGCACGGCCCGCGTATTTACCAGCCTGGTCGCCCACTATAGACGAACCTAAGCCAAGCAATGCGCCAGTTACAGGGTCTTCATCGCTGGTTGCGCCGTACATTGTCCCGTAAAGCGCATCACCGAGAAACGGAGCGAACTTGCCCGCCCCCGCAACAGTCAGGCCGCTACCAAAAAGTGCAGATCCTGCCGTACTGCCAACAAGGTCGCCCACAAAGGCTGCTTTAGGGTTAAGCTCTTCCGCCGCCTGCAACCTGCGACCCGCGAGCAAATCAGGAAGGCCGCCTGTGGCACTATTGATCGCGGACGTTACCCCTGTACCTAAAGGGTCTGAGATAATATTATTACGGAACTGATCGAATCCAGACAGTTCGCGCGTTGCAGCAGGAACCTGCCCTGCGGCTTCAGGAGGTTGCCCCTCTGCCGCCATCTGGTTGAAGGAGGGAACAATATCGCGGTATGCCTCAAGGTTAGGCGAGCCGTACTCTGGGAACTCGTTATCAAGCCCAGCACGGAACTGCGCATAACCATCAGGCGTGATATTGCCCCAATTCTGGCGCAGATAGGCCGCGTGACGATCCTGGTATTCCTGCGGCAGTTCAAGGCTGGTTTGCGTAGCGCCGGAACCCGCGGCTCCTCTAGGCTCTGGATTGTCAGGATTGTAGCTGTTCAGATATTCATCTGAAGGGCCGACATAGCCTTCCATCGAGCCGTTTTCACGGTAATAGCGGTCGCCATCTTCCAGCGCGGCAAGGGCGCGCGTGTAACGCTGGACAATCTCGTCCATTGCATACTGGAATTGCGCATCAGACTGCGACTGCTCAAGGCCGGTGATCGTGCTTTGAAGCAGGGCAAGTTCGCGTTCGGATACCGCACCAAGCGCGCCACCAGTTGGCGAAGCCTCGCGCATTTTCTGAAGCGTGGTGAAAGCCTGATTAGCCTTAATCGGCGCAAGCAGTTCTCGAACGTCTGCCGCTGCCGAGCCGCCCCAATCAAGAGCAGTTTCCGCGCCAAAGCCAGTAGCGAACCAATCGTTCGATCTACGCTTCGCCTCCTTTGCTTTCTCGATAACCGTGCTCATAGTAGCGGCAGTTTCGCGCACTTGGCTACGCTGCGCGGCCTCTAGTGCCGCAGCCTCCTTGTCAGCTTGCGCTTTTTCAGCAGCCTTTTCTTCGCGCGTGATGGCGTCGTTAGCCGCTGCTCTGTCGGCAGCTTCGCGAGCTAACCTAATGCGCTCGCGATCCATCGCAAGGCGATCTTCTTCGCGCTGCTGCTCCGCCGCCGCGTTCGGATCGGTGAACACTACGCCCTGCTGTGGCTGGACATATTTCTGGAAACGATTTTCAGCCATTATCTGCCCCTCAGAGCGCGCATGTTTTTGTTTACATAGTTACGGGTTTCAGCAGGAGCATAGCGCAACCAGTCGCCGCCGTAACGATCCAGCAATTGCCTTACGCGGCCAGGCCCAGCGTTATAAGCCCCGAACATCGCCGCATAGTCCCCGCCGAACTCCCGCTCCATGGCCCTGCGATAATCGCGGCCAACGCGGGCTAGATCATCCGGCGACGAACCGTCCCAAGGGCGCACGCCATAGCCGGGATCTCGGGCTGTCGCTGGCATTACCTGCATTTCCCCCATCGCTCCCTTAGGTGAGCGCAGCAGTCCACCGCCTGCACCATAACGCCTGCCATTACTTTCGGCCTGCATAGTGATGTTGTCGAGCATGTTTCCGCTAACTTGCGGGAAAGGGATCAGGCGCGGACGCCTGACCTCCTAGAGCGCGCTCTGCCGCACCCTGTCCGAATGCGTCATCAAACTCTGCCATAGCCTGCGGTGACGGATCGGCCATTAGGTCCGCCACCGCCTCGGGAGGCACCGCCGTAGACTGTGCCCCAGATTCTTGACCACCTCCTCCCAATGCTGCTGCCAGACCGGATTGCGGCCCCGAATAGAACCTGTCACCCGGCAAGGTCGTTGTGATAAGCGGATCGTTTTGATTGCGAAGCTTGGCCGCTGCTGCCTCGCGCACGTAAGGCGCTGCGCTGGGATCGTTCGCCAGCATAGCTAGCCGCTCAACCTCTAGCGGAGCCTGTTGCTTGGGCCTACGCGCGGCATACTCCATGCCCGCAAACTCTTTCACGCCCTGCCCTACATTAGGGTCCATTAGTGCGCGGGCGATCATGGTGTCATCCACACCACCGCCCGCAATCGCTTCCATCAGCGCGCGGTCTGCATCTGCACCCGCTGCAATCTGCTTGTCGGCTTTACGTGCCTCTAGTGCACCCATGACGTTATCCGCCACACGCGCAAGGCCCTGTGTCCAATGCTGGATAGGCGAGTAATCACCCCGGCTACGCGCCATACCCTGTTGACGCTGCATTGCCGCTTGTTCCGGCGTCATCTTCAAGCCACCATGCGCCCAAGTGAACGCGGCTTCAGGCGTCAAAGCCTGCGCTACGGGATCGACTGCGGCCATTGCAGACTGTGGGAGGATCATCAGAAACCCCTTCGAATAGCAGCGCCGCCAAGCGAGCCTGCCAAGCCAAATAAGCCACCGAGCATACCGCCGCGATTTTGCATCTGGGCGTTATACTGCTGCATCTGGTTGTTGTAATTGTTCTGGACCATGCCGGAATAATCGACCCCACCGACCCCTACTTGAGGCGTGGCAGACGACATCTGCGCAGGGTTCGATACCTGCGAGCCGGAGAGTAGCGCGGACAACTCATTAAGCGACTGATTCCGCGTGGCAAGGTTCTCGGAAAACGCCTGTCCACGGCCCTGCAAAGCTAACTGGTTGTTCTGATCGTTAAAGCCCTGCGTCATGCGGGCCATCTCCGAATCCCAAGCCTGTGTGCCGGGGCGAATGCCGGAATTGATCAGCCGATCACGAAGCGCGGCTTCGGTCTGCTGCTGCTGGGGAGCAATGCGTGACTGGCCCAGATCATAGGCCCAATCGGCTGCATCCTGATTGGTAAACTGGAACGGGTCGGAAAGAGTTTCCTGCACACGGCCAGACTGTTCCTGCGCGATATTGGCAAGGTTCGTCTGCGCGCCCTGCGAGGCGTCGAAAATCGCCTGTTGTTCTGGCGATAAGTTAGTGGTTTGGGTATAGCGCGGCAGCGTAACGCGCTGACCGTTGCTATCGACAAAGCTTGTCTGGCCGTTTTGCGCATAGCTGGTCGTGCCCCACGGGTTCACCGTATCAACCATGTTGAGGCTCTGCTGAGCAAGAGCCGTGTCGATGTTCATCCCGGCTTGGGCTTGCGCGACCACGTTAGGATCTGGCGGAGTTGGCTGCTTAGGAGATTTCAAGGCATGCTTCCTGTTTAGTGGAAGCACCTGAAGGAATTCAGCGGCGCTCGGTTTCGCCATGTCTATAGTAAGCGTAATCCTTTTTCAAGACCCCGATAATGATCGCATCGCGGCCCTCGCCAAAGTGGTCCCTTAATCTCCCCTCAACCACACCGCCGAGCCTCTTGGCATATTCCGCCACTGCAGGCTTTTCCGTTTCCATCGTGAAACGCAGGCATCCAAGCTGATCAAAAACATACCGTCCTACAGCACGCATAAAACCCGGCGTCCAATGCGCCCCCGCTGCCGTTAGATGTATGTCTGCACCCTCCCAGCAATTCAGCACGACACCGCCGACAAGCACACCATCGCGCTCTAGCCCAAGCGTCGTGTAAGGTGGGCACAACCCCACGCCTATCTTTTGGGAAACGAATTGCGCGACGTGTTCGCCGGTTACGATCAAGTCACCGCCTCAGCGACATCGTAGAGCATTTCAATATCGATCAATTCGACCTGTATCGACGCAGGACTTCCGCTACTTACTTGGTAACACGGTGCAAGCGAATACCCGATAGCGCCCGCAGATCGCCATTCCTGATTAAGCACGTTCGGCGTTGCGGAATCCCATGTCGATTGCCCCCATACGCCTGCGCCCCATGTGTTGGACGCGAACACGGCAGTCGCATCGGGAGCAGGCGGAAGCGTCACGTCATAATCGGCCAACAGGGATACATTATCGACAATCGTAGTCGAGGCACGCACGCGCGCACGCGCCATCTTGCCAACCTTGGAGCCGGCAGAGAACGCCATGTCATCGAACAGCGGCACAACTGCGCCCGAATAGGTTTCCCCATCATCCAGCCCGCCTGTTTCTGCCTGATAGATACGCCCCTCAGGCGAGCCGAAATAAAGCTGTCCCTGATAGACCGCCATCGAAAGGCCCTGCCAGTTCGTATAACGCCCCCATGCGCCCGTTTCGGTATTGGAAACGAACATCACCGGATCGCTGCCCCCCACCATGTCTGGCAACGCGATAACGGCCATCTTCTTTTCCGGCCATATCATGCACTGCCAGTTCTGCTCTCCGCGCAGATTGACAGCCTCCGTCCAAGCGTCGGCAATCTTGTAGCTGATCGATGCTACGTTCATGGCCGTGACATCCAGCGAAATAGCCTTGGAAAGCGGCACCAGCCCGACCGACGTGGCAATGGCCAAGTCGCCACCTCCGCGAATGTAAGCGCGTTTCCCAAGCGGCGCACCAATGCGATAAACCCCGACCAGCGACCATGTAGAGGCTTCGTTAGGCGACGTGCCCTGATAGATAGCCACCTCGCCTTCGGTCGACACGAATATGTTCTGCTCCGACAGACCGCCAGAACCGCCCGATTCCAGCGACCACCGCTGCCCGAACATCAGCGAACCGCCGTTGGCGAAAATGCCCCCCATCGGAAATTCGGTTGCCGTGCCGCCGATGCTATCAACGTCGAGATACCATGCCGAAAGGCTGTTCTTCTGCGCGAAATAGAGCCTGTTCTTGTAGGACCACACGAACGACATGTCTGCGCTAGTCAGCGATCCGAAGTCCATCCCCGGCGCTACGTCAGGAATAGGCGCGCCAATCGCATCTGCCTCCCCTGCCGTTTCACCCGTCAGAACATCGTCATCCACGAACGTGCCTGTCACGTTGTAGAGGAATAGCTGTCCGGTTGTATCGGTTGCCACTTCTTGCCGCCATAGCGTAGCTGTCGCCCCGCTTGTGCCGCCCGTGATCGTTTCGCCGGTTACGAAGTCTTCTGTCAGCCCGTCATAATTAAGCTGCGTCGTGCCGCCATCGACAGCCGGATAAAACCGCTCACCGTCGAAGATAAAGCCCAGATCCGAACCATTGACCCCGACAAGGTAAATCCCGCCTGTTGTGGCAAACTGGATAACCGACCAGTCGCCGGAGGTATAACCGCCTGCCACATCAAGGCCCGCCGTCGAGTTCCAGCCAATGATATTGCCTTCACCGTCCCCGAAGGAATCGCCGTCACCATCGCCCAGGTCTTGCGGCTCAGGGAATACCACGTTGGTTACGTCATAAATGGTCGTTTCATTTGCCGCAAACATCTGCTCGCTTGTGCCATCGTGATAGGTGAACAAAGCCTCGACATCCAACGCCTCATCTTCAAGCGTGGCATAGCGCGCTTTGCCCCTGCGCAGCGCAACACCCGTCGAGCGGGGAAAGAAGTTATCCATGACCGCAGCGCCCGGCCCCTCAATGGACTTGGGATCAGACAGCATGCGATTGGATACCCAGCCGGAGACAGGCGCAGGCCACTTACGCGTCTGCGAGCGCCTTGGCTTGGGTTGCATTCGGCGGCGAGGATAAACCATCAGCCAGCGGGCCAGTAATTGGCACCCTCACCGAGGGGCCATGGAAAGGCGGCGTGCGTTCCTGGAAAGTGCCTTGCGCCGTTACGTCTGATCACAACCGGCCCCTTACTCTTTGCTGCGTAATCGTCGAGAGCCTTGATATACGCTTCCTGGTCGCCAGTGCTAGCAAGACCTTTATTCTCGCGCCAGCGCCATACGAGTCCAAGCGTCAGAAGGCGTTCGGGCAGAAGAAACGTATCGTCGTCTGCCGTGAACTCTTCTTTCGGAACTGTGGAAAACGCACGGACGATGTTCTTTGTCAGATACGGGAAGCGCGCCTGCACAGTCTCACCCGGAACAGGCGAGAACCGCATCAGGTCGCCGTAGATAATCCAGCCGCCCGGTAGTGCGTTGAAGTTGCGCGCCTGATCGAACAGGAACGTATCGAGGTCGGTGTAGTGGTGATACCCCCACGCCCACGTCGTATAGTCCTGCACGTCTCCCTTGATAGGAAAGCTGCCATAATCGTCGGGCAGAGGAAATTCCGAAGTCGCCCCGTCACCCACAATCGTATGCAGGCGGATAAGCTGTTGCCAATCGGTGTATTGCGCGATGTCCTGTGCAACCTCGTTTACAAGATCACACAGTTCCTGCTCAAGCTGGCCAGACGCATCGAAGAAGGTCTGCGGCCTCCGACCTGCAAGCCGCAGAGCCGCCGATTGGAGAGCCGCAAGAACCGTCATTTATGCCGCCTTTGCTTCGCGCAATTCGCGCAGGGAGTTGACTAATGTGGCGCGAGAGGGGTTCCCGCGCGGCTTGGAACCTGCAAGCAACGCGATCTCTTCCTTGATATTGTCGTCGCTCATACCCTCAAACTCGCTATCGGATGCAGCCAGCGCAGCCTCCACATCGTCATCAGTCGGCAGTTCCTTGGGAACCTCGACCTTGGAACCAGATGCCTCAAGCTCGGCAATGCGCTGCTTAAGGGCTTCAACCTCGGACAGTGCCGATGCAGTGGTTTGGCGCTCGGACATAAACTGGCGGGCCGCGTCCTTTAGCCGATTGCCGTTCATGCCGAGCGCCTTGAGGCCCCGATCCTCAAGAGAATACAGGGCTTCAATCGAATACACCTTCAGCGCGCGGCAGACCGAAATCATCGATTCCGAAATGCCATACGGACGCAGCATTTCAAGCGGCGTGCCCACTGCCATCTGGTCGTCGCCATTGTGATAGGATGCGTACTGTTCAGGCCAGCGTTCGGCATAGGTGATCGCCCTGTTGCCTTCGCGCCGCCATACAGCGTCAGAGGGGAAAACCTTCACATCGCGATAACCCGCAATGCGCACCTCTACGACTTCGCGCGTCTTCATCACAAGATGGCCCGCGCGCTCGGAGGCGTTGATGTCTTCAACCTGGATAACTTTGAATACGGGCGTAACCGAAAGGTCCCGTTCGTCGATAACTGCTAACTGTGTCATGGATGGACGCTCCAACTAGAGGAAGGAAGGGGGCACAAAGGCCCCCCACCGAATTAAAGGGTCGAACCCTTCTTGGCCCAGAAGTAATCGCCGGATGTTACACCGGCAATCGGGGCATAAAACCCGCCTGCGCCAGCCGCTGCCGTGTAAGCAGGAACCGTGATCGAAACCTGCGTGCCCGGTGCCGATGCTGCCGAGATGGTCGCAGAAGCGCGAACCCAGACATAGTCGAAACCGTCGTCGCCGGTCTCGCGAGTCCCCACGACGGGGCTGACAAGATCGGGATTGTCGTACCAGACTTCGCCCGGAGTAACCTGCTGGTGCAGATCCGGGCCAAGCTGGCCAGTGGTGCGGAAAGGTGAAGTAACCATGTTTCAGTCCTCTCTTTAGGCCGTGATGGCGCGATAGGTGAAGAGCGGGTTTTCAAGGACAAGCTGCCCTGTCCAGACCACACCCTGAGCCACCGCATCCTGATTGATAGGACGCATGCCGTTGCCCGGATGGAAAGGAACGAATTCCTGACCGGGGAACGTGTAGATCGCCATACCCTGCGTATCGATGCCGAAGAACGTATCTGCGGGCATGACATTGCCGATACCGCCTGCTGCGATCACGTCGACCGGGCCTGCCGGGGTGATGATCGTCATGCCGGTGAAGCCAAGGCGTGCCAGACGTTCCGATGCGAGACGCTGGTGTGCCACGAATGCAGCCGAGATGGCAGCATACGAATTGGCGTCGGCAATGATCAGGTCAGGATAACGGCCACCGCGCGAACGCTGCAGGGTGATCTTTTCGATGATCGCCCGTGCCGTGGTGCTGTCCCAAGTGGTGTAGCCCGCAACATCGCCAGCCGGGATGTCGAAGGTGGACGTGCGCCAGTTAGGAACCGTTGCACGGTCGATTCCGCCATATACGCCGGTATTGGTGACGATGGGAACCGCCGAACCAAGGCCCGTCATCTGGCGACCACCGTCTGCCGTACCATCACCGACGAGACCTTCCTCGAAGGCTTCCTTCACGGACTGCTCAGCAGCATCCATGTAGGTTTCCATGAGGTCGATAACTTCGTCTTCACCGCTGTTGTAAAGCAGTTCAGTGCCGGTGAGCGAGAACATACCAACGCAACGCGACCAGTTGTAGACCGCGCTGTTCAGCAGTTCCTTGGGAGTGATCTGCAGCTTGTCGTAGCCAGTGAACCACTGTGCTTCGAGCTTGTCGAACATGATCGGGACACGAAGTTCCGGCCCGCCCGCGCGCTTCTGCTTGATCTTCCCCATGTCCTTAAGGATCGCTGTCAGGGGAGTGGAGTTGTAAACGATATTTTGCACGTCGGACGAACGACGAGCAACGGAGGCAGTCAGAATCTGCCCGTAGTTACGATCTGAAACGATAGCCATTGCGCTACCCCTCAATTATGCTCGACGTGATCTTCGTGCTTCTTCGCGAAGAATGTCGGCGATGGAACCACCGCGCTGAGGAGCCATATCAGGAGATGCAGAACCCGGCGCGGACTTGATGGATTTCGTGCCGCTGAGGTCGTCAACGCGGCGGTCTGCGTCAGGGCTTGGCTTCGTCGGGGCGTCCTGCACATCGGAAGGAGGGTTTAACCTCTCAGCCATGTAATAAGCAGCCTCCAAACGGTCTGCCGCGCTCAAGCTAGCTGGTATCCTACCAGACTTCAGGAACATTGCAATATCCCCCTTCAATTCATCGTAACGGGGATGCTCTGCCTTGAATGGTTCGATCACGCTCTGCGCGGTCTGCTGGACCTGCATCTGCGCAATCTGCTGCTTCAACTGCGCAACCTCGGGGTTTTCCTGCGGCTGCTGCTGTTGCGGCTGCACCGATACCATCTGCTGCCACTTGTCCGGCCCCTGCTGCGCCACGAACTGCGCCACTTCGTAAAGCGACACAGGCGAGCCATCCGGCTTGCGCGGCCCGATTTCCTGCAGAATCATGTTCAGACCCGCATAGGGATTCTGCTGCATGACGTTCTCGATCTCGTTGAGCTTCGTCAGGCTTTCTGTCAGGTCGCGGCCATTGCTTTGCGCCAACTCATCGAATTGACGGATGCTTTCATACCGCTGCGTTGCTTCACGAAGCTGCGTCACCTCGGCTTCGTGCTCGCGCGCCATGTTGTCGATGTCGCGCTGCACCGGCTTGGGCACATTGAGCCACTTTTCCCGCGCATCGGGCAGGAATTTCTCAGGTGCCTGGTAATGCCCCGGCTTTTCGCCTTCCGCTTCCTTGGCGTCTTTTGCCTCTTTCGCTTCTTTCGCCTTGAACTTGCCGTCTTCAGCCCGCTCCTTGGCAGGCTTTACGTCGCCCTCTGCCTTTTCCTTGGGTTTGGCGTCGTCTTTATCGGCCTTGTCCGCCTTTCCTTCGGCCTCGCCATCTTCGTCCCCATCGGCTCCCTTGGCGGCGTAGGCGTCATCCTTGGCAGGCTCCTTCTGGCTTTCGGCATCCTTCTTGAGTTCGTCGGCAAGCGTGTCGCGCAACGATGTCGGTTCTTCAGGCTCCAGTTTAGGCTCACCGCCACCGGACACGCCCGCAGGCACGTTTTCCTCAAGGACTGTCGAGTTGCTTTCTGCTTCGGCTAATTCAGTCATGGTAGATCCCCTACAACAACGGGCGGAACGCGGCCCTCTTTGACATCCTGGATCCCGGCGCGGATGTCCTCACGCCTCTTGCGTCGGTCGAACTCCGGCGCTTTGAACTCAGGCAATTCTTCCCGCCCAAGCTCTAGATATGTTTCGCCCTGCGGGTTGCCCTCGGCAGTGCAGGAATGACGATACGAGGCGAGACTGGTATGCATCTTCCCATCAGGCCCAAGTGTCGGCTCCATGCTGTCCGAAATCACTCTAGGCGCGCTGATAAGTCGTTTGGCGCCAGCCCCGCACTCGCATGTCTGACGATCCCCGAAGGACGCAAGCGAGACGAACCGCTCAAAGCGGTGTTCATTCTCGCATCGGAAATCGTAAAGAGGCATTACTTCGACTTGCTCGCAGTCGAGGTCTGGCCCTCTTTCTTCTCGGTTTCGACATCCTTGCCCTTCTCATCGAAGCGCGGGTCCATGGTCTTCAGACGATCCGACAGGCCGTTGTCGTCCTTGTCGATCTTTTCCTGCTCTTTCTTCGTAGTCATGTCAGTTCCTTTCGTTTCCCCGTCACAAGCTTGCTAAGCCCTATCCGCCTCGATCTGCGCCACGACCTCCACCGCAATGTCGGGTATCATGCTGTAGTCGACCAGCTTCGGCGCGTTGGTAGTGCCCTCAGCGTCAATCTGACCGGCCAGTTCTGTTGCCAGTTCAGGCACAACGCCCAATTCCTTCAAACGGTCGGCATTGCCTTCCTGCGCTTCGATCTGCGCGGCCATTTCCACGGCGGTTGGTTCGGGGACGCCCAAGCCAATCAATCTGTTTGCATCTGCCATTTCATTTACTCCGGTGTGTAGCCAATAAGGGTCAGCGGTAGGCCGCCGCTTTCAACAATCGTGATCGGATAGCCGCCTTCATCAACCACGTTAGCGGGCGCAGCCGCGACAGGCGTTGTGTCAGCAGGAACATGGGTGACTGGATAACCACCGCTGTCGACTATGGTTACAGGGAAGCCGCTCATTGCGGGAACTCCCGTTCGGCAGGCTGCATCACTTCGCGCGCTTCCTGCCGGTCGGCACGCTCTGCTTGGCGCTGATCGTTCACGATAGCGCGCTGCTCCTGGCTTTGCTTGATGTCGATGTCTGCAAGGGACTTGAACTCGTCCAATTGCGCCGTGTCTATGGCTATACCTGCTTCGGCCATCGCCTTCATGGTCTGGGCGCGCAGTAGATCCACCTTGGCCAAAGCTTCCTGCGCCTTGATTGCGTTGGCGTTGGCATCCTGCTCCAGCTTGGCCATCTTTGCTTGTGCGTCGGATTGATCCTTCTGCGCCTTAACCTGCAATTCGGCAAACTTGCGCTGGTTTTCAGCCTGTTTGAGCGCGCTATCGGCTTCGACCTTGGCCATCTGGGCCTTGGCCTTTTCCATCTCAGCCTCAGCCAGTGCCGCAACACCTTGCTCGTCACCCTCACCTTGCTGAGAGGCCAGCATAGCAGGGGCCTGCTTCACAAAGTCATCAATCGCCCCGTCAAGCTGTCTGCCGACACGATAGGGAGCCAGAACGAACTTCATCAGTTCACCGGCAAGCTTTGCCCCCGGTTCACCCATACCGGCCAGACCCATAAGGCCCTGCGTGGCGTTGTTGAATACACCCATGAACTCATTGCGGGCGCTCTTTTCCGCAATCTCGTCGACCATGATTGTGCTGTCGGTTTCAATCTCGAAAGCAAACGAACGCGCACGATCATCCCGCAACAGGTCAACCACGTCGTCGATCGGAACGAGGTTTTCAGCTTCCTCCAGCATCGGACCATATTTGCCGACTATGGCCTGCTGTTGTTGCTGGAACATCTGCTGCGCTTGTTCAGGGTCCATATTGCCCCCGGCCTGCATGACGTTCTTTTCAAGCGCCTTGAGTTCTTTCTCAGCCGCGTCTTCGATTTCCTTGATGCGCTTCTTGATGTCAGCCCGCGTCGGCAAATCCATCTGCGACATCTCCAGCAACGTCTTGCCGTCGAATTTCTCAGCCAGTATCTCGGAGGCAATCTTAACCGCCTCTGCCGCGATCCGCTGCATCTCGTCGATCTTCTGGCGAACACGCACCGAACCGAACTGCGCCTTCAACTGCTGCGCGCCAAGGGTTTCCTCTGCCTCGGTAGCACCGCGCATGATGTCGGATATGCCGGAAAGCTGATAGAAGTCTTCGATAAGCTGACGGCGAGCATCGATCAGCGCGGTGATAGCCGCTGCAAGTTCCTGCAATGGCATCCACACAACCGCAGCCGCGCCTTCCATCAGTGCAGCGCCGGGAACCGCAATGAGGATGCTGTCGTCCTCGGACTTCATCAGCGATTCAATGGCCGATGCTATATCCCCACCGCCAGGGATAATACCCTTCATCTTCACCTGATCGAGCAACAGGTAAATGCGGGCCGTCAGCGTGTTGATCTTGGCGAACATGCCGCCGTAGCGTTCGAAGTCAGGCACAGGAATAAGCGAACGACGCTGCAAGGTGCCATAAGCCGGACGCGGGCAAGGAAAGAAGCCCTCAAGCTTCAGGTGCGGTTCGCTGTCGTCAAGATAAACGTCCAGCCCTTCCGTTACCCAATAGACGCGGTTGTTCGCGCGGTGCCAGACTTCCCACACGCGCGCCTTGGGGGACATACCCTTTTCTTGCCGGTTCGCTTCGTCGCGGCATTCCATGAACTCGATCTGATCGATCTGCTCCTGCGTAATGCCTTTGAACCGCTCCTTGATCTCGTCTTCGGACATCCAGAAGCCGCCAGCAGCCCAGCCAACACCAGACCACTTGCGTGCCACATCATGCAGGAAGTCATCACGGTCCAGGTGTTCGACACAGACCTTCTTGCCGCCTTCGCTTTCGTAACGCAGCCACATGACGCCGCGCCCAGAGAACAACAGATCATCACGCACCGACTGCATGACATCATCGATGCCGGTCTGCTTGAACGTCGATACAGCCGCACGCTCCAGCAATTCGGCAGTAGTGGACTTTACCGGGCCACCATCCTTGAAGATCGGCGCAATGGCCGGGACAGGCGGGCGGGCATAAACAGCAGGCTTGAGAACTTCGGACGAGGACCAGAACAGATCCATCTCGCCGTCGCCATAAGCGGCCATATCAAGCAGGCGCTCGTAGCTTGAGCCGTGGCGCGAATAGAGGTCATCGATACCGTGGCAGGTGGCGTCCCACTCCCGAAACGCATCCTGTGAACGCTTGAGCGCCTGAAGGATTGGCGCAGATGCTTTCTCGCGCGCTTCTTCGGTCGTTCCGGTAAAGTTGCGGGATTCGTTCATCTACGCGCCCTAAGTGGTGGAGCAATGACACCATCCGCAACAACACGCGGCGGCGCTCCCGGTTTCGGTTTAGCGTCTTCAGGTGTAGCACCAAAATCCATTTTTGCAATGAGCTGGCCCGCCAATCCAAGCGCATCGACCTGATCGTCATGCGAACCGACCGGGAAAGACATCATTTCACTGATCAGCGCAGGTAGCCATGGCGCACCTCTTGGCACATGCAGCCCCTGCATTGCCATGCGGCCACGGATAGACTGTGCGCGCACCGCCTTATCCCCTCGCGTCGGGAATTGCTCGCGCGCCACGTAAGCTTCCGTTTCAAGCATGCGCTTGACCAGGAACGGGCCGACGCCGGACTTGATCTGACCCGTTTCCTCAGCCCAGCCTATCGGTCGCCATTGCTTTACCAGCGAACACAGGCTATCCACCCATACATCGGACGATGCCTGTTGCCGCCATAGGTCCAGCAGCCACAAGCGGCCAGTGTGATCGATGCCCATCACGACATGAACGGTGTAGTCGCCGCCGTCAGCGGTCACGGCATAATCGGACGCGCCGAATATCTGCATGGTTTCGCGCGGAGGCGCGTTGTCCGTCTCGATGATCCATTCACGCTTGAAGTAATCGCCTGTGTCTGGGGCAGGGCGTTGCTGGTAGAGGGCATTCCACGTCCTTGGCATGCGCTCGAAAGGTGCCCAATGCTCAGGGCCGAACCATTCTGGCCAGATGTATTCCCCGGGCAATCGGCCAAGCATGTCATCGTGCCGCTCAGCCTTGGCAGGAATGCAGATAACTTCCCACGTCTCGCCATCACGGCATTCAATCATGCCGCTTTCACCCTTCCAATCATCAGGTAATATTGAACCAGCAAGGTCATCCATGTGCCATCTGGTTTGCGTTATCATTACGCTACCCCCAGGCTTCAAGCGGGTTAGAACATCCTCATCGTATGCATCTCGGGTGTTCTTCCGAATTGTTTCCGAATCCGCGTCACGTCGCCCGCGAATGGGGTCGTCAATACATACGAAATCTGCACGGTTCCCGGTTATGCCAGACAGAATACCGCCAGCCATGAATTCAGATTCATTCAACAAGGCCCATTCGTCAGCAGCGCTACTTTCTTTTGAAAGGCTAGTGGCAAAAAGGTTCTCGAACTTCTTCTGCTTGGTTATCGCCCTCATTCGGCGGCCAAACTTCTTTGCTATATCGCTGGCATAACTGACATTGATAACCTTGTACCCGGGCTGCCTACCTAAAGCCCATGTGGACGACACAACAGTGGCATACGTCGACTTGGCGCTACCAGGGGGCAGGAACAGCATCGTGCGCCCGCGATGACGCTCTATGCAGCGCTGCGTGGCGTTGAGGATAATTTCGTGATGCTCGGCTAGAACAGTCTCGACGGGCTTGAACGTCTCGCAGTCGGGATCGTCTTCTGTAACTGGCGCGCCGGGAACGTCGATGTAGCGGGCGTAATCGACAAGGTTGGTTCTGGCGCGTCGTCTGCGCAGGAGTTCTGTTGCGGCCTCCTGCGGCGTGATCGTGGTCACTGACCTGTTGCCAGCTTGGCTAGATCGTCGTCTGACAGTTCAGTGGCTTTGCTGAATGTGACCTCGCCTGTGTGTTCGATTGACTGCGGAGCCCTGCCATAGCCACGATCAAGCAGCGCGTTGGCCGCACTTACTCTAGCTGCTTCACTCTCTCCAGATACCGCAATCTGCACAAGTGTCTCAATGGCAGACTCAGTGTGCTCGCGTGCTATCTCAGCAAGACTGGCACCCGCTTCGCGTGTCAGCTTGTCCTTAGCCCCTTTAGGCCTACCGGCACCGGGCCGCTTACCCCCGTGCGCCATCTTGATTTCCATTGAAAAAATTCAAAGTCATACAACCAGCCGCGCCAGGAAGATCACCAGCAGGACAAGTATCACCAGACCGATTGCGCGTTCGATGTTCATGGTTTCTATCTAGCCTTTATTGTCTGTCTGGGCAAGTGGGGAGTGGTTAGGGGTAGTGCGGCGGTTATTCCTCATCACGCTGCACACATGACCATGCAACAGTATGGCAAACCTCTACGTCAAATGTCTTGCCGCATTCGTCGCACGTTTCTTCGGTATATCCGCTTTCATCGTAATAGAACGAATCATCTGCCGTATATTGCCTATCGCAATAAGGGCACTGCGGACCTTGGTTTGAATAAGTCTCCATCACCCCTTCTCCGCTCTAACGCGCTTGATTGCGTCTCGAAGCATGGCTTCCGTGCGAGCATCGAATCCGCCGTGGTCGCCTAGAACTTGGTCAATCAATGCTTCGTCAGGATCGACCGGCTCTAGTTCTGCGAGGATGGCGTCAAACTGTTTCACATGCTCGTCTGCCTCATTCGCCCAATACGATGCTTCATAGGAGCGCGGTTCATCAAGGCCTGAGAAATTGATTGCGGTGGCCCTAATCCTGTTGCGCGCTAAATCTAAATGATCGCGCATGGATTTAAGGCTCTCCACCAACTCCGGCGAAGGCGCATTGGCGGGCTTTGTGGTGCGGTTGCGGATTTCATAACCTCTATACCGCATACTATCCGCGAACACTCTCTCGCCGCGACCTCGGCAAGAATCGTAAACGCGCAAATCGTTAGGGAAAAAGTCATTAAGTATTTCTCGCAATTCACTCAAATCAAGCGGTGCGCTCCACTCTATCTCGGTCATTGTTATGCCTCTACGATCTTCGGTTTCTTGATGATCTCCATGGCGTATTCCCGCGCCATTTCCTCACCCAAGCTTTTGCCACCCGCCCAATTTCTAGGCTCGCCACCACAGCCAACGGCCCACATCATGGCATCGTGAACCAGTTCCGCTATAGCTTCCACCAACGGGTCCTGCCTCCGCTCTGCCACGATTGCCTCACACTCCCTGACATCGGTTATGGATGCTACACCGTTAGAGGCTATGCGTTCGCGGCTTAGTCCAGTCGATCTCATTGCTCATGGCTTGTCTCCGTGTGGTCACCGCGTTCGATGGCGTCTATGATGCGATCCTTGATCTGATATTCGTGGAAAGCGCTATCACCGATTGAACCAGTGCCGGCGTCCCCGGTCTGTCGCGATTCCTTCCAGCACTCAAATGCGGTGTTGTAGTTCGAACGAGCCTCCGCCCTCAACCACGCCACAATTGCCGCGCGCTCTGTCATGCGGTGGGCTGCAACCTCGCGATATGCGTAGTCGAAGTCGGGCGCGTCGGGGTCATCGCACATGATGCGATCCACTACCTCACGATCCGCCTGGATCACCTCTTGGTCGCTTGTTTTAGTCATGGCGGGGTTCGTCCTTAAACCAGCAGAAACGTTCGCGTGGCCAATGAATGTAATGATGCTCGCCTCCCGTATCGGTGTCATAACGACTCACGACCAGCACGGTATTCCCTGCCGTCCAGAACCATGTCTTCACGCGATCGTAGACAACCTGCGCGGTGCTATCATCGCGATAAAGGGTTAGCTTTCGTTCTACTCTATCACCCATGCCTAACACTCCTGACTGCTGCTCTCGCCATCCTTCGGGCGCGTTCTAGGCGCATATGCTCGTCACGGGCTGCGCAGTGGTGGAAGTGGTGGGCGGTGAATGTCTGGCCGTAGAAGTTAGGGCCGGCCCACGAAAGTTCGCTGTAGAGGCTCATGGTTGCTGTTCCTTGCGGAATGCGAGCATCGCTAAAACCACGAGACCTTTGCTCATACTTCCCTCACAATCAAGCCACCGCCCTGATAGAACATGGCTTCGTATTCCTGCCCGCCATCGGTGATTACCTCGCCAGCGCGGATAGGGTGCTGCGTTTCCCACTCGCCTAGATCCTGGCCGTTCTCGGTTGTTACGCGGGTTATCATGGCTTGGGTTTCCGTGGTTTTTGTGAAATTGATATTCCTTTAACGCCTTCGCTCTGACTGCGATTGCGGATTCCTTATTTTCGAAATGACCTAAGCAGACTTCCTTGCCATCAACATGAATTCTGGCGCGCCACTTCTGCCTATTTTCACGCCATGAAACGCCAGCACATCCACTTTTGTTATCGGTCCTGAGTGACATGTTCTTCTTGTTTCCCGCGTCATTCACAACCCTAAGATTGGAAATCCTGTTATCGCTTCGGCAGTGATTTATGTGATCTATCTGCCCTTGGGGCCATTCTCCGTAATGGATTGCCCACGCCACGCGATGGGCGAGAAACTGCACCGCACCTACACTAACCAGAAGATACCCGTGCTTGTTTGGGTTTGGTGATGTCGGCTTATTGCCCCACCTTGCCCTAAGCGACCCCCTAACGGACGGGTCAATCTTTCTTAGGAATATTCCCGTTTCAGGATTATAATCCAAAGACTTTTTAAGTTCCGCTATTGGAATGGTTTTGAATTTTTCCATTGGAAACACCTAAACCAAACTCAAAAGAATGTCTATAAAATAGCGACAGGCCCATTAAAGATTTAGAAGATCTTCGCCAGTAAGTAAGCCCTGCTCCAAAGCCGACATTATCAGAGACACGGGGCCGGATACCTTGCGGCTTCCATCTTCCCAACGCCTTACGGATCGACCGTCGCTAATGCGGAGAACTGCGGCAAGCTGGTCAACACTATAACCAGCCCGCTCGCGGATTTTACGGAATTGTTTGGGGGTCATGCGCGAGCGACCATTCGGAATGTTTCTGCATCGCGACGGCCAAGCTTAACCTCTGCACGAAGATAAGCCAGTTCGGCGCGGATTTGCATGTCGTAATCGCGCCATGCGTCAGCATTTCCCTCGCTGAGGGCTTTGCCGCGGAGGGATGTAAGAAAGTCGAGTTTATTCATTGCCTGATCCTTAGATTGCGCTGTGGAACTGGCCGGTCTTAACCGAGCGGTAAAACATACCAACGAAAGGTTTACGCTGGCGACCTACCGGCTGCGATTCAGCAAAATAAACCACCCCATCAAATCCGCGCCCGCGCAGGTGTGCGGCAGTTGCCGAATTATCCTGCGTTCCGGTAATGGTGTAGGTCCGACCGTTTTTCTGAAAAGTAGCCATTTCATTTTCCCTTTCGTTGGTGGAGCATTGCCCCTTTCGATGAAAACCTTCTAGCCCGCCTGTGACCATCGGTCAACCACAATCACACTCAACTCGTCGCATTTATTCCACCAACCTTGCCCCTACGATGTCGCCGGGGTGGCCGGTGTTGCTTGTCATGGAATGAACAGGTCAGCCTGTCGCTGTGCATCTTCAATGCGTTTGCAAGCTGCATCGAAATACTTTTCTTCGCGCTCTATCCCGATATAGCGCCGCCCGTTTTGAACAGCTGCCACGCCGGTCGAAGCTGAACCTGAATAGGGGTCCAAAACAATATCATCAGGGTCGGTCGTGGCTAGAATGCATCGCTTTGGAAGTTCAACGGGGTAGGCAACAGGGTGGTCTTTGTTTTGCGCTCTTGGAATCCGCCAGACGGTCCCCATACCTACTTGATCTTGGTTCCACTTCCATTTTTTTCCACGCACAAACCAAAGCACTCGCTCATCAAAACGGCAAAACATTCGGGCGTTAAACATCATGCCTCCCGCCCGATCCCAGATTATTTCTGAACGTAGCGCCCAGCCATCCGGCGTGAACCATTGGACAGGGTGTAAACATTCTCCATCCCGCCATCTCAACTGGTGATTGTAGAAAAGCGATGCATCAGCAGTGCACGCGTTAGCGATTGCTGAGAATAAATCGGATTGTTCTGTCTGATACTCTGATTCTGGGGTGTCATCGGAATAACCGCTCGTTTTCCATGCATCTACAAACCCAGCACCACCACCTTTTTGCGCCCAAATCCCGCTAGGCTTACGATCTTTGATTCCCTCCATCTGATTATATGGCGGACTAGTAACCACACATGACACACCCGAAAGAACGCTAACCACTTCCCGGCAGTCTCCGAGATACATCGTGGCCAATCCTATTCGCTCAACTCTCATTCGTAACTCCCGTTATCCTGTCTGCCTTCAGTTTTTATCTGCTCAACCAATCTAGCAGCCACAATGTCGCCTGCGTGGTCGCCGTGGCGGAAATTCGCTCTTTCCAAAACCCACGGAACCGAATCGACGAATCCCGCAGTCTCAGGGCTTCCCCCGCGTATCTGTGCGTAGAACTTTGTCGATTGCGGAAGTGATGCCCAGCCGGGTGGCCGTCTGCCATGACATTCTGTAAATCCAGGCGCGGGGATTTGGGCTTTAGGCAATGAACATATCTCCTTGCCTCTGGGCGTCTTCAATACGCTTGCAGGCGATGTCGAAGTAACGCTCTTCCCTTTCAATCCCGATGAAGTCGCGGCCCTGCTTCATTGCGGCCACGCCCGTCGCACCACTGCCAAGGAACGGATCAAGAATGGTGCCCGTGGTGCGCTTGATTAGCGCGGCCATCAGATCAACGTTCTTTTCGGTCGGGTGCCCGGTAGCCTCTATTCCGGTCAGGCCGGGGAAGATGACGCAATAAGGAAAGACGCGGCTTGCGCGTTTCTTGCCGTCTTCGTGGAACTCAAAAATAGGTTCGTAATTGTCGGGCCGGTTCGTGTTGGTCCGGTGCCAAATGTGAGCGGCAACCATCGGCTGAACAACTGGCGGGAACTCCATTTCCGTCCAGAAGACCAGCCAATGGGGCGCTTCAACCTGTGCCATCATTTGAACGGCTGCGGGAATGTCCTCGACAAAATGGCCAGCGTTGTTTGGATACGGCGGATCGGTCACCACCGCGTCCACCTTTCCAAGCGCCGGGATAATGTCGAGGCAGTCCCCACAATACAGCGTGGCCCGCCCTATCGTTACAGCTTCCATTCCTATCTCCTTGGGTAATGTGTGTTAGCGGGCAGGCCAGCAGTCTTCCATCGACATAAGCCCGTCTTTCTCAATGATACGATACCGTCTGCGGGTGACGTTGGCCCTGTCGCGCTGCGCATTCAGGCTCGCCACCCATGCCCTGAAATCGGCTTGGCGGTGCTCGCGCTCATTCATTGCCAAAATCCTTAGTGAGATCGCCTATGCGCTTTACGCCTCCGCGATTTTCAATCTGCGCAGTGTCAGGCTTCTTGCCCCCACATAGCGCAGCCAGTCCTTTCCGATGGTGTCCTGAAACGGTTTCCCACTCGTAGAATTGCTTTGCCAAAATGCCAGGAACTATCTGGCCGTGATGCGTGGCCGTCTTCCTGATGGCCGCACAGGCAAAACGAAACTGGTCAGGCCGATATGTAGCAAACTCATCGACCTCCGCAGCGGCTGCCAAAAGCCAATCCCTGGCAGCCGAGTCAGACATTCCAACAGGCCTCACCAGCGCAAAACAGCGCTGTAATTCAGTTACCTTGTCCATAATTCAGCAATCCTCTTACTTCATCACCAATATCTGCAAGCGACCCACCACGTGCGCTATCTACTTGCTGGCGGGGCTTGAACTTGTCGCTGTTTATCACCCAAGTCTGCCAAGCAGATTGCCAGTTCTCAAATTTCGTGCCCCTCGCTTCATGATGCGCCCTGAAGTGTTCAAGGTGATCCGACATATCGCTAGGCGACCACGTTCCGATTATCTTGGCGCATTTGCTGGACGGGCTAAAAGCCTCTGGAAACCAGTCTTTAGGCAGGGTCTTCTTGCTCGGCTTTTTCGCGCTAGCGGAAATAGAACCTTTAGGTTCTACTGTATCTATATCTATATCTGTATGGCTTAGCGTTCGCTTATGTTTCGCTAGATTTTCGCTAGGCGAACCTTTAGCCTTCGCTAAACCTCCTTTCTTTCCATTCAATGAGTTAGCGCGGCTCTGAGACCTCATCACAGTCAATTGATGCTCGATCCTCTGATGCACCCATTTGTTGTCTCGGAACTCAAAAAAGGGCTCAATTTCCTGCCTGACGCGCTTCCAGTTTCGGCCCTGTAAGCCAACAATTCTGGCCAACTTTTTATCATCGTCTGGCAACGCTTCCCCCCTCTGCCAATAGGTCATTATCAGCAGAAGGTAGGCACCGTGTTCGACTGTGGTCAGGTGAGCCGTATCGGCCATATAATCGGCAACATAGAGGGGCATGAATGGAACGGCCATTATTCATCCCTCGGCTTCACTACCCGCCAGCTACGCATGACATGGAAAGTATAGCCTGTCTCGCGCGCCAATTGGCTAGCATGCTTATATGCCGTGTGTATCTCGTCCGGACCGTATACCCTCTTAGGCATATGGCCTTGTTCATTGAACACCATGAAGAAACAGTCTTCGCGCCGCGTGAACCTGGTAGGATCAGCGGAGACTTGTTCAAGCGCTTCTTTGGGGGTTTCCAGTTTTAGAGTAAGAACCTTGCGCTTACGAACTGGCTTGTCTAGATACTCTGTCATTCATCGCCTCCGTTTCAGGCGTTTAGAAAATAGGCGGGTCGAGCGCGCTAACGCTCCCCGCCGCCTTATTGCCACAAGCTCATATCTATAGCAAGTCAGCTAGTGTACGTCCTAGTGGATGCACCACAACCGAGCGCATAAACTCTGGCCGTGGCTCACCGCGCGCGATTTGCTCAATCGTTCTGTGGTCGCGATAGGGAAAGTACGGCGGTGCTGCTTTAGGCTTTTCCAATTTCAATCCCCATCTGGCTAAGTCGCTCTCCCGATATGCGAACAATTGGCGAGGCGAACGCACGATCATTGATTCCCATCGCTTCAGCTATTCCATCGAGATACGCCTTTGCGCTGGCAACAACGTTGTCTTTGTCCGGGGCTGGCCCTTTGGGTTTTGGGTAAAGCGTGATTCGCACCGGAATAGGCTCCCCGTCAGCAGAGGGCTTTGCCGCCAGTGCGGCCCCATGCGCCCATGCACGATGCTTCTTTGTCTCGCGGGCTTTCTTGGCCCAATGGGCGCGCTTGTTCGGCCACAGGGGCGGCGCAGGGTAAGGTAGCAGGATCATTAGCGGTCCTTATACTTTTCGTATGTGCTGGCGACACGCGGGTCTTTCCGGCAATATGTCGGGAACATGTGATAGGCGTTGATCGTGGTGCTATGATCGCGACCGCCTAACAGCCTTCCAATGACGGGATATGACGCGCCTCGCTCTTGCAGGATTTTCACAAGCACGCATCGGGCATATAGGAAATTCTTACCCCTCGCCTTGCTGCGCACACCCTCAGGGTCAATGCCGAACGCAGTGGCAACAGCCTGGATTAAATCATGCAAAGGAATGCGGCCATTCGCAGGGTGTATGATCGTGCGCTCTACAATAGCAGCACGTATTTCATTGGCCCTTCGGTTGGCCTGATCGCGCAACCGGCGCTTTTCCTCTCGCTCGCGCCTGTAGCGCTCGGCCTCGCGTTGCTTTTCGCCTTTACGCCTTTCAATCCTACGTTCTTCCATCTCCGCCGCATGAACAGCAAGGGCGCGCTCTACAGCTTGGCGCTGCGCAATCACCTTTAGAACGCTGTTAATTTTATTTCGGCGACACTTCTTGCATTGCGTCTTTCCGGCTATGGTATGCGTGTTATCCGGCCCGCGATGATGGCCACAAAGCCAATGTGTCCCTTTCGCTGTCTGGATCGCAGTCAGGAACGTTTGGCTGCTACGGCGCATGGAATCGCGATAGTCCGCAAAGTCTTCCGATGGTTCGGGCTCTGCAAAGTCGATGGCTAACATCAGTCTTCCTCGTTAAATTCGTTCTGCAATTCGTCGGCAGCAACATTAAGCTGCGTTGCCGCGTAGATCATGTTCCCGCGTGTCTCTTCGCTGTAGCCCTTGCGGGGATTGTCAGCGGCTTTGCGCAGAATGGTGGCTTTGTGGCGTAGGTATTCAGCGGCGCTCATTTTGCGTAACGTGGGCTGAGAGTGCGACGGTGGGCTGATACCTGTGTCTCGCCAGACTGTCGGGCTTGCTTGCGTGATGCCAGACGGGATTCGAGTTTAGCCGCCCATTGAGCGTCATTGCAGGCGCGGGCGTAGGTAACGGTAGGGTCTTCAAGCATTGATTGCCTCCTTGTATTTCGGAAGTGATAAAAGGTAGTCGCCCCACTGATCGGCCATAGCTTTGGCTACACCCTCAAGAGTTCGGGATCGTTCTTTCCAACGGTCAGGTCCAGGAGCCATCTTATGAACCCTCGCTTCCCGTCCATCGACCACTTTAGATGGCTTAATCGGCGGCAGGTTCTTGAGCCACAGGCAGCTTCGCTTGATCTCGCCGTGCCCGTGCTCCTACGGCTGATAGGTGCAGTCTGGCTTGCGGATGCGGCTTGATATGATGCTGACGGGGTTCTCCAGAGCAATATGTGGGATTGGCGCCTCAAGCAGGGTGCGGACGAACTCCAACGCCTCCGCCTGTTCTTGCCGCTTGTCCTTGAACCAGCGTGCGCCGCTTACTGCCAAGTGAGTGCATGGCGGATGGAAAATTCCAAGTGCCCAACCGTCATTCAGAACGTCGAGGACGTCGCCCTCGATGTGGAACGGGCTGGCATCTTCAGCAGGGAGAATGTCGCATGAGTATGCTTCAAATCCCTTTGTGCGAAACGCTTCACGGACAGAGCCGGAAAACTCGCAACCAATCAGGACACGCATGGGACATCTCCCCACGTCGTGCCTTTGGCTATACGGGTCACGGTGATTCTGCTGACACCGTATTTGTCGGCAATCTCTTGGTGCACCTCGCCAGCAGCAATCTGGCGCTTGATAGCCTTTACTTGGGGGATGGAAAGCTTCCCGTTGCGACGGGTATTCCAGGTCCCGTGCGCCCATTTATCAGCCTCATTTTCTGCGTAAGTGGACCACGCGAGATTTTCAGCCCGGTTATCTCCAGGATTGCCATTGATGTGGCGGACGCAGGGAAGGTCGTCCGGGTTCGGATGAAAAGCATCTGCAATCAAGCGATGCACACGGCGGGGGAAGTGCCCGTCAGAGTTGCACAGCGTCAGACCATGATAGCCCTTCTTATCAATGTGGCCTTTTAGCGGCTTGAACCAACGGAGCGGTCCGGTCGGGTGGTTACGGCTGAACACCTGCCCGCAGGCCGTGACAACATAACCGGGAAAGCCCTCTATATCACGGGCATCGAAGCCGCGGGCACGGAAGGCATCACGCACAACCGCGCTATATTCACATGCTACCAGAACTCTCATGGCTCTAAACTCTCCTTACTCCACCTGATTTCGTGACGCGCGCCCCAAGCGAAGATCAATTCAATCAGCGCTGCGAATTGCTCTTTGTTGAGTTGTGACGAGCGCATTCCGGTTGGGAAGACGCCGCCCCCATCAAGCGTTGGTAAATAGCGCATCTCTACACCGAGCGTATTCAGGAATTGACACTTCACATCGTCAGCCGAACGTGTCGCGGTTTCGGGCACCTGTTCCTGGATGTCTCGAATCATGGCCCAAAGCTTGCGGTTCTGCTTATCGCTACGTGTTACCTTCGTGATCTTGCAAACATAGTCCGCAGGGGCTTCATCAATGGACCGCTTGGCATAGTCGCGCTGGCTTTCACCTATCAGGAATATCGTGCGGCTACCCATTGCGCCGCGCCTCTTGTATCTCCCGCCACTTGGGCGAGGCCTTGGCAAACTCTTCTGCCAGTTCGGACATGTCGATGCTATACAGGTCTTCGAACGAACCTTCCCCGATAGCGTGCTGCTGGGAGTGATGCTCGCGACAAAGGCTTATCGTGTGCCAGTCTGACGGCTTGCGACCCATTCCTGCATCCGAACCGCAGCGGACATGAGCCACCTCGATAGGCATTTCCTCGCATCCTGGAACGGAACAATGATGTCCACGAACGAAGGTGCAATGGGCTTGGCTTTTCCAGCGCGCGGTGCGGTTTCCCTTCTTGGCGATTTTACGGGGGAGCATGTGTTTCTCCTGAATTGATTGGCGGGCTCTAACGGCCACGGCCCGCCGCGTGGCTTCCTCAGGCAACCGTATTCGATATTGCCTGACCGTAACTTAACCCCAACCGCCGCCGCTATCGCCAGCGTCCTGATTGTAGCTGTCGTTGTTGCTCTGGCCTTGCGCGCCATCGAGCATCACAAGCGATCCACCGAAGCCGCGTAAAACAATCTCGGTGCTGTAGCGGTCATTGCCAGACTGGTCCTGCCACTTGCGCGTCTGAAGCTGGCCTTCAATGTAGACCTTACTGCCTTTGCGCAGGAAGCGTTCAACCACACCGACAAGCCCATCATTCATAATCGCAACGCTGTGCCATTCGGTGCGCTCTTGCTGCTCGCCGTCTTTTTTCCATTTTTCCGTAGTGGCAATGCGCAGGTTTGCGACCTTACCTCCCGATTGGAAGGAGCGAATTTCAGGATCAGCGCCAAGGTGGCCAATGATCATTGCACGATTAAGCATTGTTGTTCTCCAGTTTCTTGCCTTCCGCTTCGATCCACTGCTTGGCTTGTCCAAACTGTGATGCGGGAACTTCTCTTAAATCCTTGACCCCGCCAACGCTCAGGAAGCGGTCAACAGGGACGTTAAGCCGGTCACACAGCAGCATGAGTTCTTCGCGCTGGGCGTCGGTGATTGTCTCGACCTTGGGTGCAGGCTGTTGCTTGGGCGGGCAGGCCGCATTGCCATCGTCATCCTCGGCATCCAGACCGAACGCCGTTTGCAGGCTATAGCGCCGCGCATAGGTCATTGCAGATCCAAAGCCCTGTGCGTTCTGCTTGTCGGCCTTTACGAACGTCAAACCCGCGCTCATTTCCTCGCCGCTTTCGTGCAGATATATGGTTTCGATACATGCACCATCAGGCTTGTCGTGGGGCTGCTGGCGATACCATAGACCGTGTGCCTTGATCGGCTCGACGGCTTCCATGACCGCCGACAGGTTGGCATACTTGCTTTTGAAGTGCGGGTTAGCCGCGTTCTTCTTGGCGTTCTCAAGCGTCGGCAAAACCTTCGCCAGTGCGGTAATGATTGCTTTGCTCATATCAGTAGCCCACTTCTGCGAACTTGCGGAACACCGAACGCACGCGCTCGACATCATCCTTTGCATAGCTGGCGATCTTGTCATGCTCGCCGTTCGCCCATGCTTCAGCCACCATCGATCCGTCAAAGCCATCCTTGCCGGGAATGCCGAGAGCCTTGCACAGATCGTCTAGGCTGATCTTATCGCGCGGCCCCGCCCATGCTACCATCGTGTCGAACACATTATCCGACCACGGCTTAATGTCGCGGGGGAACATGACGCTAGGCGGCAATTGGACGCCAAGCACGATTGCGCGGTTCAGGATAAAGCGCAGATCAAAGCCGCTGATATAGTGGCCGATGAAGCGGTTAAGCCCTTGCGTGGGGAGTGCTTCGAAGAACTCGTGTAGGATATCCCACTCAAGATCAATATTTGACCCAATACTGAGAGTTTCTACTGGCTCATCACCAATCGCAAAACCTATCGTGCAGATATGGCCGTGCGCGGGATTAAAGCTGGTCTTGGCAACAATCTCGTCAGCAGCCGCATCGCCGTTGTCTGCGATCCATTGTGCAATGCTGTCGGGCTTCTTGTATTGTGCCGGTGCGGTGATGGTGTTGCGGACCTCTGCGCGGTATTCAGCCGATTGGCTTGGCAAAGATTCTATGTCGAGAAAAATTACGTTCATGCCCAAATCTCCCGGGTCTGTTTAACGAATGCCTGAAGGTGGCCCACATCCTCGCCTCGAAGGGCACGGCGGCCATTTTCCATGTCGAGCAGGGAAAGGGCAGCAGACAGGGCTTCTTCAAGCTTGTGGCTATATTCACGCTCGCTCTGGTAAGCGGCGTATGCGTTGAAGGCTGGCCGATCGTATCCAGGGCCTATGTCTATGGTCATGTGGGTTCCTTTTGGTTTACTTGTTCGATGCGCCGGCCAATCCAGTTCATCACCGGAACAGCCATCGAGTTTCCTAGCGCTTTGTACCGCGGCCCGTCTGGGCATTGGTCTGCATCTTTCCCGCGCCACGGTATTTGCGTGTAGCCGTCAGGAAAGCCTTGCAGGCGTTCGCATTCCATGGGGGTAAGGCGGCGGACTGCGGAACTGGCGACATAGGAGCGGGACGAACCGCCAGACGCAGCGCGGATATTCGCGGTGTCGTGGGGGCCTTCGAACTGCGCACCACCGTCACGCCCCCGCATATCGAACGCGACTGCATCAGGCTGACCACCACCGCACCTACTCGGCACCTGAAGTGTTGGGCAAAGTTCCTCTGCCCATTTCGGTTCTTGCTGCGTGGCTAGTCCGAACGCTACCGCCTGCACCGTCGCCCGGGCTTCAAGCGTGTAGGCCATGCCATCGGTGCGGAAGCCTTTGCCGTCCGGACCGGCAGCTTCGTTTTCCGAAGTGGCGCGCTCTTGGATGGCCACCGGTACAAGCGGCGTCCCTCTCCCCGTGCCGTCTTCGCTTGCGTCGAAACCTTCAGCCCGAAGCGAATGAGCAAGAATCGGCGCTTCATGATTGCAGGAAAGTGTGGGCGCCTTGCCTGTGGTTATTTCCGCACCGCCTTGGCCGTGCGCCATTACTGTCAATCCGCCATCGCAGTCGAAGTCGGTTCCGAGGCCACCGCCTGCAGAGCCGCGGCTAGGGACGGTGGGAGCGACTTGCCCCTTTTCTCTGCGCGGCGCAGGATGCCCCGACAGGCTGTGGCGCTCAAAAAGAACCGCTGCGGCACGTCGCCAGTCTCCAAGACATCCGACAACGAACACGCGGCGGCGCCGCTGTGGAATTCCAAAGTACTGAGCGTCAAGCACTCGGTAGGCGATGCCATACCCGAGTTCGACCATGCCCCCGAGAATGGAACCAAAGTCCCTTCCTCCGTTGCTTGACAGGACGCCGGGGACGTTCTCCCAAACCAACCACTGGGGCCGTGTTCGTTGAGCAAGTCTAAGATATTCGAGGGCCAGGTTCCCACGGTCGTCTGCCAAGCCGCCTCTGAGTCCTGCGATGCTGAATGATTGACATGGAGTTCCTCCGACAAGAAGGTCAATTGGCCCATATTCATATGCTCCGATTGTGGTAAAGTCGCCATGACACGGTGTGTCGGCGTAGTGGTGCGCCAGAACAGCGCGGGGGAATTTCTCGATCTCCGAGAAGAATGCAGGCGTCCAGCCGATCGGATGCCACGCTACTGTAGCAGCCTCGATACCCGAACACACCGAACCGTATCTCACCCCACCATCTCCCCAACAACGCCCGCAATCGCTTGCGTGAGGAACCAGAGAAACCCGCCGAACGTGCATCCCGCGATAAACGCGAACAGCGCTATCGAGAAAGGGTGGGGGCTGTAGTCTTTGTGTGTCATTGGGTTATCCTTTGGTTCTGCATGTGGAAGATAACTTCGCGGTCGAACTCGTCGGCTTTCTCAGGTGTTACTTTGCGGTAGTTTTTCTCAGTGTCTGCGTTCAGAAAACAGTTCGGGAATACGATATTGACCAGACCTAGCCCCAACCCTTCATTCTTCGTAGGCACAATGCGTTCGACTTCATAAATTCTGCCGACCTCGCAAGGATGCGGATCCTGACGCCAACGTCCAAGGCGAGTCCGGACACACAAAGCCAGATCGCCTTCCTTCCAATCACTCATTGTCCTGCCTCCATACGCTCTAATGCAATCTCCATCCTTCGGAGCGTGCCAGCCGTCATGCTGTCTGGGTTGTTATTCCATCGCGACACTGTTGAGTGCGCGACACCTGCTTCATTGCACACCTGGCCCATAGTTTTGCGAAGCGCAAAGACCCGTGAGTGAAGCTTATCGAGTTCGGCTTTCTTGTCCATGCCGAATACTATATATGCTAATTTCACGCACGTCCAGCACTTATTTTGCAAAACTAATGCTTGACAGGCTAGATTGCCTCATCCATAACCCCATCACCAACACAGACCAATCCGACGATTGGCAAAGGAGTTAAGAGCATGGCTACTTCCATAATGATCCACGAAGTTAGCGGAGTCCGCAGCACTTCTGTCGCCCACAATAATAGCAACGCCGTATCAATCATGATCGACACCGCGCAGGGTTGCTTTGACATAACCCTTTTCGGCCTTGCCACAGAAGACGCTGACCATCTTTCAGCCGTTCTTTCGCCTTCGTCCGTTCGAAAGAGTGAAGATGAAATTCGCGCCGATGAACGCAAGCGCATTGCCGAACGCATCAGGATCGCAGCATGACCCCCTCCAAGATCGAACGCGCCGAGGGTGGGCATACGCCGGGGCCTTGGGGATTCGGATATGCCTCTAATTACGAGGGCTACTACGTCGCGCCTTTAGGTAAATTGCCAACCCTTGCTGCTGTGCAAGCCAAAGGCATAAACGCCTTCAATTACCCAAATGAGACTGAAGCCAATGCCCGCTTAATCGCAGCGTCACCGGAGTTGCTCGCCCACCTTGAGTTTGCCGTTAAGCTGCTGCGCCCGTTTGGCCACAGCGCACAGGTCCAAGCGATGGAGGCAGTAATCGCCAAAGCTAAAACCGGAGGTGGATCGCGCCCGCAGCCGGAACCGCAGGGATATGACGACCGGCCCGAATGGGAAATGCGCACAGGCTTTCGCGAGGAGGACTTCGCATGAACGCCCCCTCCAATCTCACCCGCGCCCTAACCTCCTACAACCAGCATACGCGCAACACATCGCAGATCTCCGCTGATCGCCTTATTGCCCGCGCCAACGCAGCCATCACGGTTCTGCGCCATGGTGCCGATACAGGCCATTGTGACGCGGCCAAGGCTCGCAAGCTGGCCGATACGATCCAGCGCCAGCTTTGCGCACCGCACGACACGCACCTGATCTTCGGCAGCTATCCGCAGGGCAGCGATGTGTGGGCGACGTTGGCTACCTGGAAAGAGTGGATCGACATGTTCGCCCGCCAGACTTCGGACGGGCGCACGGACCCGCAAAAGCAACACTGGATGAAGGAGAGGGTGCTGTGATCGATATAGCGACTATGCGCCACATGCTTGACCGCGACCGGTATGTGGTGGCGATTGCACTCGGCCATATCAAAAGCGCCCTGAATGGCCACCGTTGGTTACTTGAAGGGCGCGGCCCCTACGATTGGGATGATGATCGTTATCGCGACGAATTCGCCGATTGGGTCCAGAACGTAGAAGCGGCGACGGGCCTACTGGCGAAGCTAGCGTGGGACAAGGACTACTGCGAAACCGACCCGGATAAAGTTGCGGCAGCAAGCGAAGCTGCGCGCGTATACGCGATAGACCCACCTGTCGGCCACCGCACCATGCTTCCGTCAGATTTGGGATTGCCGTGCCCATCGTGTTCCGCCACAACGCAAGCATTGGATGGGAGAGGGATGATGGGTGGCGATTACAACCTGATGATGATCCGCGCAGACATTGCGACGGGCAAGGCCACAATTCGCTCGCTTGGCGCACTGTATATGGTCGCCATCGCCAACCGGCATGCACGCGGCTTCCTGCAAGACTTTAAGGACATAAACGACGCCATATCCGATTACCGATGCCCTGAGGGCACGAGAGCGGAAAAAGCCATGTCGCTGGAGCCCGTCAAGAAGGTCGCATGGGATCTTTACGATGGTGTTTGCGCGTTAGCCAACCCGCCTGAGCGTGGGGAGGGGGATAAGTCGTGAGCGCAGTTATTTCAGAGTGCGGCACGTTCCGCCTTCGCCTTGATCGCGATGTTCGCCCCCTTTGTGGGGGGGCGGTAGCTGCGTTGGTTGGCGTGAACCCATCCACTGCCGATGCAGTCGAGAATGACCAGACAATTCGCAAGGACTTAGGCTTTGGCGAGGTGCTGGGATGGTCACGCATCATCAAGGCTAACAAGTTCGCCTACCGAGCAAAAGACGTTCGTGAACTGCGCACTGCGGCGGATCCTGTAGGGCCGGAAAACGACGAGTATTTGCGCCAGATATTTGCCGAGGCGGATATTCTCATACCGTGCTGGGGGCCTCTCTCGAAGTTGCCGAAGAGCCTTCGCAATCGGTGGCGGGAAGTCGCCGCCATGATGTTCGAAACAGGCAAGCCTGTAATGTGCTTCGGCACGGCCAAGGATGGCCAGCCCCGTCATACTCTCATGCTTCCCTACGCAACACCGTTGGTAACGTGGGACGCCCCCGATCGCACGGACCCGCCTGAGCGCGGGGAGGGGGAGAAGTCGTGAGCAAGCATGACCTAGATGATCTGGACTACGACGGTCCCGCTTGCGCGAACTGCGGCGGCGAAGGGTTCACCTATGGCTGTTCGTGGGAATGGCAGTGCGACACCTATGACGAGGGGGAGGGGACGTGTCTCTGCACCCGCCGTTGTGAGTGGTGCAATCCTCTAACCGCTGAAGAGATCGCTGAACGCAAGGCCCTACGGGACATTATGGCGACCGCGCTCGCGAAGGACAAAATCGCCGGAATGCGAGCGGCAGAAGATGCGCTTCGCCCCCGCCAACCCAAAGGAAGCAACCATGGATAAAACCGTAGAACAGGAGAAACCCATAATGGATAGGACCAAGGACGTGCCGGAGGTTGTGGAGGCAAAGGCGGAGCCATGGGAGGCAGATGAATATCTGAAATCTCCGACTTACAAGCATCCTATACCGTTCTTCACTTCAGCCCTCAACGGACAAGAAATCGTCCCCGCCTTGGAATGTCGAATGTACGGCCTCTCAGCCAGCGAAACATTCGTAGCTGTTCATTGGTCGGTACTGAGGGAGGCTCGGGATGAAGTTGATACCCTCACGGCAGAGATAGCAGACCTACGTGCTCAACTGGATGAGGCGATGGAGGCGGGCAAGCGCCTGATTAAAGATTTCCGCTGGCGAGCCGATCAATGCCGGAGCAATCCCGACGCGTATTGCCCTAAAGCGGCCAGCGTATGGGATTTGGCGGCAGAAGCCTTGGAGGCTGAATATGCTAGTTGAAACCATACCTATGATGGCAATCGCGCTTGTCGCAGGTCACGCCTTAGCGGACTACCCGCTGCAAGGTGATTTTCTTTCGAAAGCGAAGAACCGCACTACGCCAATACCCGGTGTTCCGTGGTGGCAAGCCCTTGGCGCACACGTTGCGATCCATGGCGCTTTTGTCGCCTTCATTACTGGCATCTGGTGGCTGTTCTTTGCTGAAGCGGCGATCCACTGGTTCACTGACGACGCAAAGTGTCGCGGCAAGATTACCTTCAATCAGGATCAGGCCATTCATCTTGCCTGCAAAGGGGCTTGGCTTGTCCTCGCTATCACGGTGCCCGCATGAGCCGCACAGCACAACTCAGCCGCCAGCAAGACCATGCCGCGCGTGATGTTCTCACCCGCGAATGGGAGGCGAACTACAGCCTGGATCGGCACATAGCCCACGCACGCGACAGGATGGGCGAGGCGAGGTGGGCGGATCTCAACGCCGAATGGGACGACGCACAATCAATGGCAGGGAGTGTTTGAGATGGATATCGACATCATGGAGTATGTCAATGAGGCCGAGATCAAGGACGCCATCCTTTCTGGGCTAAGTGGATATGCCAGAGAGAACGCTGAGCGGATCATTACGAACGCAGGCTATTCTCTCGCCACCGACATCGCCAACGCCAAACTGGACGACGACGCAGGCCAGAAAATCTACGACAAGGCAGTGAGCCTTCTGGACGACCTATCCACGTTCACCATGTTCGATCTCGGCGGATACGGAAGGCCCCCAAGTGAAGCCCGTCAGATACTGAACAGCGCCGTCCGCAAGGAGGCAGATGCGCTTTCGGCGGCTATTCGCTCTGCCATCCACAACCTGACTAAGCGCGAAATCGTGGACATCGTAAAGTCTGGCGCGGTCAAGGTGGTGATCGAATGACCCGCTCGCACACATACGAACGCAGCCACAGGTGCGCACCTCGCCAGAACTTTGGCGGCGGCTACCACTACAACGCGCGCATCCTGCCCATGGAGAGGCCCGGACTGTTTGCGCGGATATTCAAAGGATCGAGAGTATGACCAAGGCCAACTCCGAGGCCGTGGAGGCGCTTAATCCAGAGTACCACTACATCGACGCATTCCGGATAATTCGGGAGCAGTCGAAGGAAGACGCTAGCCACGCCGCCTTAGCCAAGGCTGTGAGTAAATTCGTTGCCGACGAGGTGGCAATCGCCCTCTCCCCCACCGCATTGCCGAGCAGCTTGGCCTTGGCACATCACGGCACGTTATAGACATGCTCCTGGTATCTCTGAAGCATGGTAGGGAGAGGGTATGATGACACCGAAAGAGATAATCACGAAGGCAATCGAAGAAGGCGCGCGCAAGAGTTTTCCTTGGCCAAATTCAGAATATACCGATCATACGGATTGGGCCAATAACGGGCCTGATGATTTCCGTCCAAGCACACTAGAGGAATACTTGAGCCGCACACATATTGAAGATCAGGCAGACAATGTGTTCAAGGCGGCTTCCGAAGCTGCTGCGTCGGCGGTGCTTAGGGCGCTGGTGGAGCAAGGTTACGATATTGCCCCTAACCCCCATCACTCGCACAAGCCATAAGGGCTGCACGCATGGTGATCACCGCAGCCCGCAATTCCAGAGCAGATGCAGCCACGATAAGCAGGTCGGACGCGGCATTGCCGGTTAGCTGGTCGCCTACTTGGGCTGGTTCGGGAGGAATATCCGCTGATTTTAAACAAGGCTGAGGAACCGGGACCTCCACAGTACGCACGGAAATCCCCGGCTGCGGATGGTTGCAGGCGGAAAGCAATAACAGGCTTGCGATGGCAATGCGTTTCATCTAGTTTCTCCTTGCTGCGGCCTTGTGGCTGAGTGGTCTAAGGCAGGTTTGATTCCGCAGGGGTTAGAAGCCCCCGCCGTGGGTTCGAATCCCACCAAGAACCGCAGCACCCCTAAAGCCCTTTCGAGCGCAGCACCCCAGCTGGCGTCACACACTGATCGACCACGCCTTCCTTGCGCAGTGCATCGGCTTCGTCCTGCAAGTCTTCCGCTTCCGCTTCCGCGTCCTTCATGGCGTCTTCCAAAAGGCTCTGGCGTAGCTTGCCTTCATCGACAAGCTGCTGCATCCGGCGCGTCAGGGCATCCAGAGACGCTGCTGTTACGCTGTGCTGTGCTTCCGAGACTGCGAGAGTGTTGCGGAGGCGGTCATTCTCGCGATCCTTGGCCGCATTCGACCACAGGGCAATGCCGAGAGCGGCAAGCAGCGCGAAAACGACGCCTGCGAAGATACGGTTCACGATGGGACCGAAGAAAGCCTTAATCATCCCGTCACTCCTATATAAATCGCATACCCAAGACAGCCCAAGGCCAGCCCTATCACTGGGGCGGCGTACCATAGCCTAGTTCGTATCCGGCGCGAAATGGTTTTAGCGATCACCTGAAATCTCGCGCGCCTCATTCTCGGCGGCATCCGCCACCTGTTGCGCCGCTTCTTCACGTGACATGTTGGCTGATACGCCTTCTTTGCCCGCCTTGAATGACAAGCGACCGCCTGCAAGCACGATTACCACCAGCACAAGCAGCGCGACAGCCTGGACGCCCATCGCGATTGTCAGGGCATCGCCAAGCTTGTCGGCGTTCTGAAGCGCCAGTTCCTTGCATGCCATGACCGCGAAGTCAGGCCGACCGTCCACGTACTTCGATGCGCCAAGCATATCCGCACACCAATTCCGCGCCGACAGGATCTTGATAATCCATAGCGCCGCGCCGATTGTGAAAAGGCTGCTCACAAATACGGCGACCAGTGCCCATGTGCGGATCGAGTTGCGGATCGTCATGACAGATACAGCTTGCGCTCGGCTTCACGACGGCGGGTCAGGCCGCGCATAACCTTGCCATTTGCGCGGTTCCATCTGGGAAATTCTTTGGCCGCACCTGCATAGTCACCCGCGTTGTGCTTCTTCAGCAGCGTGGACTTTTCCAGATTGCCTTCACCCAGATTGTAGGCAAACGAGACAAGCGCCGCGAACTGGTTGTCAGTGGCCTTGGGTGCCAAGCGTTCTACAGCAGCTTCAAAGCGATCGGTGTCGTTGTCGAACAGATCATCGGCTTCTTCTTCCGTGACGCGATCTCCACGGCTCACGCCGCCCGTATGCCCCCATCCGATAGTCCACGGCTCACCGCCTGTCCCGGGGTCTGGATAGGCTTCCAACTCCAATCCCTCAAAGGACTTGATCAGACGCTCGCCTGCTGCGTTTATCTGGCGGCCCTTGGGTTTGGGTGGCCGAACCACGATAATGCCTTCAGCGGCGTCTATAGCAGTGTCCATGCTATCGACTTCGGCTTGCGTCAGACCACGTCCAAGAATGGCGCGTAATTCATCAAATATCGGCTTTCTGTCCACGTCACCTTACTCCCGTGTTTATGTTGCGAGCCCTGTCCTCAAGCAGCAGATCCACCTTTGCCTCCAAGCGCGCAAAGTCTGCCGTCAGATTGCTTTGTTCAAGCTTTTCCAGCCGCGATGTGTTGCGCTCCACCCGATCGGTCGTAATGGCCGATTGCCAGATCAACGTCCCCACCGAAATCAGCAGGGCCATGATGCTTGTTAGATTGGTAAGGTTGAAAGGGCTTTTCTTGGCTGACTGCTTCGCTTCCCATTGCTCAAGAAGCTGCTCGGCCATCCCGCGAAATACTATTTCCCTTTGTAGATCATTCCCGTCAGGCATGCGTTTTCTCCAGCCGTGACGGTTCGATCATCGGCCCATTGCGACCCAACGCCTTTAATGCCCGGTAACGTATTGTCATCAAAGGAAGCGTCAGCATAAGTTGTACTATCACGACAGACGTTATCACGCAAAAAGCAACGTACTGTTCTTCAGCCGGCAACCAGTAAAACCGCCATGCTATCGGGAACAGCAGGATGATTGCCGCCTCCCTCAGTAGCGGGCGCCCTCTGCGCACCATGCCTGCGTAGATGAAAACGATCACTAGAATGTCTAAGATGAAAAGGAGGTCGTACGTCACCGGCAGGCCAATCGTGTAGACAAGGCGCGCCACAACGTTACTCGCAACCAAAGCCCCTGCTGACGGTCCACCTTGGAAAGCGGTCCATGCAGCAAGGGCTAAGGCAACGTAAGACGCGTATGTCAGCGCCTCGATCATGTCAGTCCTTCTTGGACTTCTTGGTCTTTTTGGTTTTCGGGTTCTTCACGCTGCGACCCTCGGGGATATCTGGCGGGCTCGGGGGAGCGGGTGGCGGTGGAGGCGGTGGCAGGGCCATAATGTGTTTCCTTTACCAAAGTCTTGCCGCAGCCCAGAAACGTCGGTGACGCTCCAGGCTACTCACGATCCATAGCAGACCGATAGCGGCGAGAACAGTTTTCACTTGCGTGCCTTACGCGGTTTGGGCTTGTCCTTTTCCCAATACCGTTCTTCAGGAGGCGGACCACCGCACTCCATGTAATTATGCGTCGTAGGTTTGGGCTTCTGCATTACCATCCCCATGGGCCTAGTTCTGTCGTTTCATAGGTCATCTGGAAACGAATGTCAGCACCGCTGGAAAAGCCGGTTTTCGTGATGCCATCGAACTTGATAGCATATCCGCCAGCTTCCCCGCGTCCTTTTGTGAGAGCCGGCGTGCCGAAAGAGAAAGCAACATCGGCACAGGAGTCGAGACCAAAAACGTTGCGGATTACAAAGGGCAGGCCATCGATGGTGAACGCGCCCGATGCAGCGCCGTTGAGCGTCTGGATCGTGACGTAGCCCCACACAGTCACCGTGTTGCCGATGCGCACCCAGCGGCCTGTTTTCGTGCCGCTCCCGCTATCCCCTGCCGTGCCGCCGAACTTGGGAACGGGCGACCATGGCCCTTGATACTGACGCAACCCGCCATAAGCGATGCTCGGATCGGTAAACACGTCCGAGCCGGTCAGCTTGACCCCATTAAGGACGGGCAAGCCTTCGTAGCCGATCGAGTTGACCAGATCGCCGATAACCGCAGAATATCCGTTCTGGTTGTTGTGGTGGGCTACATCGACCTGAATGCGCGCATTCTTCGAATAGAGCAGCGGCACACTGGCCGAAACTGTCGTATCGAACTGGTAGAACTCGTTCTGCTGGTCCGGGCCTTCGGTGAATATGGTCGTGAAGGTTGCGCCTTCGGTGTAAATCCCGGTGAGGTTGGCAACGCCGTTCTTCGACATGAACATCACATCGCCAAGCTCGGCGCCGACATTCGTGCCCGTAATGTTGCAGTAGAAGTTGAAGATATGCGCGGTGCGCTTCAGGGCCGCTGCCGTCCACCAAGCATCGATCGTCGGTTCGGTGCCGTCATACCCACTAACCGCAGGATCGTAGACAGGAGCCTCGACAGGCTTCCAGAACGAAGCGCCGGAAATATCAATATCCGTGCCCGACAGATAGCCGATGAGACCGCGCCAATTGTGAAGGATGCGGCAGTAGATTTTAGCGTACCATGTCGCAGAACATCGCACGCCTACTGTAAATCCGCGAATAAGCACGTCGCTTGCGATCTTGCAGCTTTCCGCGCCCGCGAGGTTCACGCCCTTGCACGTCCAGTTGCCGTAAATCGTCAGGGCGGAAATCTGGACGTTCGAAACCTGCGTCTTGAGTCCGCTTGAGCTGTCTCCACCCTCTACCGTAGTGTCGTCGAGGCGAACGCCTGTATTATCGTAAGGGCATGTGTCGAGAGCGTATGTGGTAAAATCGTTGATATCGCAGAACAGTGCGCTACCCATGCGCTCGGTGCCAGATGCTACCCCTGCAATACCCGTGCGGACTGTCCAGTCGTTTGCACATCCCTGCCCGCGAAGGGAAAGGTTTGGAGCAAGCTTGATCTTGTCGGTGATGCGCCCGATGCCTTTGGGCAGGATTACCTCACCCGAAAAGCTTCCCTGCAATTCGGTTGCGCGGGTTCCGCCCTGCCAGATAAAAGGACACACAAAATCAATGGCGGCCTGAAGTGCAGCAGTGTTATCCGTTCCGTTGCCTGCCGCGCCCGTGCTGTCGGCCACAAACCCGAACCATGTTGCATAGACGGTCCCAAGCGCCCACGGACCCCTGCGAACATAACCGCCCGATGCGCCCGTGGTGTCGCTGGCAAAGGGGATGATTACGCTGTTCGTAGGATCTCGATCGACCCATGCAGAAAGGTCGCTGGATGAACGGTCGAAGTTATCGCCGCCAAGCGTGACCGTGCGAGGGCCGGATGCGCCGAGGTTGGCAACGTCGCTTTTTGCCGCTGTTGCGGTGACTTTTACCGAAAGGGCGGCAGTGGTCGCGGCTGCGTCAGCCTTGGTGGCTAATCCAGCTGCCAGCGAATCCGCAGAGATACCAATCGCATCGATAGCCTGCTTAACCCGCAAAGGGGTGACGCGCTTGGCATTGTCTGTTCCAGCCTCAGCCTCAGCTTGTGAAGCGAGAGGGGTTGCTGCATCGACGATCTGCGAAGGCGTAGCCTTTTGGACTGCACTACCCCGGTCTACTACAAACGCGTCGGTGTTGCTTACCGTAGAGGCGGCAGGAAGGTCGTCTGGTCGAATGGTCGCCATGCTATGCTATCCTGATAATTTTATTGCAAATGATAGTAGGCTGCACGTTGTTGTGCGCTTCGCCGCCGCCCTTGCTGGCGATGGTAATGCCGGTTGTGGCGCTGACCGTGCTGGCAGAAGTGACAGTGGTCGAAGAAGTGATACCCCCTTCCGCGCCGACATTGCCCTGTACCGTGGCGCGCTGATAGGAATGCGTGTGGCCGGGATCTGTAACCGAGTGATTGTGCGCTGGCATCTGCGCTTCAGTCAGAGTGTGCGTCTGGGCACCACCTGCCGCCCCCAAGGTAGACGATGACAGTGTGTTGAGGCGCGTCGTGGCAGGTGTAGCCATGCTTTCACGTCCAGCACCGATCCTGCCGCGGTAATCGGGAAGATTGAATGTCGTGGAACCGTCCCCTGCGCCTGCATTTGTTCCGATAACGGCAAACAGGGCAGCATACGTCGAACGGCTGACCTCTTGCCCCGCGGCGAACAGATAGTTTTCAGGGGGAGTTGAGCCCCAAAAGTCCACCACCACGCCGATAGGAATATTCGAACCACCTACGATCTGGCTTACCGTCGCCACGTCCGTGGGATTGGTCCCCGGTGCAACGTCGGTGATCTTGTTGCCATTCATCGGTAGATCGGCACGCATCCCGCCCTTACCGTCGCGGTCGAGGGAATTGCCCATGGCTTGCGCCAGGTCTTGCAGGGGTGGATTGTGCTGGCTGGGAAGAACGTCATCCCCAGTATTGACTATACTACCCGGGGGAAGATCATAGTCGCCGTTTGAATCTCTTGGCACAGGCCAAACTCCGCTTGCGTTGGAACACAAGCGCGTGAGGTAAATTCAACCGCGCAATTTCTCATGTGCTTGTTACATCAAAGGCGGTGTGCTAGCAATAGGGGCATGGAACCGGCTCCGAAACACACCATTGCGCAGATTGAGCAGGAACTGCAGCGCGCACGGTTCAGCGAACTGGATTCCGAGAAATATCTAAGGTCACGCCATGAGCGCAAAGCCCTTGAGCAAGCCTCCAAGACATACCGCCAGAAGGATCGCCAGCTAGCGTTTCTCGCAGGCTATCGGGCGGCATCCGATCGAATGGAATTCATGCTTGTGCCTTGGGCGGTGGCGGCGCTTGGAATTGTCGCCGTTCTTAACGCCTTCGCTTAGTAAGCAATCCTGTCCGTAGTTGCAGTGCTAAGGCCCATTCCAGCCCGGCGGCCCCACTTATCGCCCTGATTGGTCAGCGCTTCCACGATAGCGCGATACTCAGCATCCTGTGCCATCATGGACGACAGGGAATCAACCGCCCCTTGCGGGTTCTGATCGAGCAAGAGCGGGCCAAGGTCATCGGCAAGCGAACGATTGGCAGCAGCAGCCGCGGCTTCGCGCTTGTCCTTGAATACACGGTCAGCAATGCCCTTGCCGACAGTCAGCCAAGGACCACCTAGAGCGCCTGTCTCGACAATACCCATAGCGACATCGCCTCCCATGCCGTTCCGTTTCTTGAAGAACTCGTCGGCAATCTCGCGCTCGGCCGTGGCGCTATTACCAATCAGACGATTGGCGCTGCCGGCCAGTTGCAATTCAAGGTCGCGCTGCGTCAGTAAACGGGCAATGTCTGCATCTTCGCCATAGAGTGCCCCCATGCGCCCTTCCATGTTTGGCGTGTTCAATTGCCCCCATGGATTTGTGTTTCCGCGAAGGTTGCCCGCACGGCCCATTACTTCCGATTGAAAGCCAAGCTGCATCTGCTGGCGCTGTTCGGGCGTCAGGTTAGCAGTATCGACGCCAAGCTGATCAGGGCGGGTGTTGTAGGCCTCTGTCCCGCGCTGCATAAACGCGCGCTCTTGCGCTGGTCCTGCGAAAGCCTGACGGGCAGCAGCATAATCCGGGTTTGCGGCATCCATGCGGGAAAGAAGGTCATTCTTCATCTGCAACGCACGGCGGCCCGCAGGAGAAACCTTGCCTGAAATATCAGTGTTCGATTCAATGATATTGTCGAGCCCACGCTTGGCATAGTCGAGGGCCTGCCATGACGGTTGAGCCAGCACTACACTATCGCCAACACCCTGCAATCCAACTGCAGACGGATCCAGACCTTCATCAAGGACCTCGTTATATGCCTCACGCAAGGCCGCTTCAAAGGTCGGACGGTCAGCAAGGTCGCCAAGGTCCACCATCTCAGCGCCCGGGGCTGAATAGGCCGCGTCATACAACGGCCCTGCATTCGTGCGAGCCTGCTGCATCAGGTCGGCGCTGCGCTGCGGGATGTTCTCGACAGGGCCAAGGTCGCGCGCCACCGCTTCAGCCAGTCGATCGATTTGCCCTTGATTGCGGGTTGCCATGACCGAGCGCGCCGTGCCGGCCGTGGTAGGCGAGAAACGAGCAGCGGAACCGGCAAGAGACTGCAGTTCCGGCGAAGCATCGGCCAGCGTCATCGGCACACCAAGATCGCGCGCCTGCATTAAAGCCTGCGCAATGACGTCCTGATTATCCGCTTGGCGAACAGTCTGCGTGATAGCCTGCTGGCCTTCACTCAGTGCATTTTCAGGAGCGCGAAGCGAATTGATGCCGCGCCCCGCATACTTGCCCACCTGATCGCCCACGATAGACGAACCCAGACCGATCAGGGCGCCCGTTACAGGGTCTTCATCACTCAGAGCGCCGTATGTGGTCCCGTAGAGCGCATCGCCAAGGAAAGGTGCCGCACGCCCTACACCAGCTGCCGCAAGTCCTGTGCCCCCTAGAGCGGAGCCTACAGCGCCACCCAAGAAGTCACCGGCAAAGGCAGATTTGGGGTTGAGTTCCTGCGCAGCCTGAAGGCGCCGGCCAGCCAAAGCATCAGGAATGCCGAACGTGGCGCTGTTGATCGCTGATGTGGCGCCGGTGCCGAACGGGCTTGTGACGAAATCGTTTACCGCTTGTTCGCTGCCCGAGAGATCGCGCACCGCAGGCGGAACTTGTCCGGCCGCTTCAGGAGGTTGGCCTTCCGCCGCCATCTGGTTGAGGGCAGGAACAATGTCGCGATAGGCTTCGATATTAGGCGATGCCACGTCTGAGAATTGGTTATCGAGCCCCGCACGGAATTGCGCATAGCCGTCGGGCGTGATGTTGCCCCAGTTCTCGCGCAGATAGGCCGCGTGCCGATCCTGGTATTCCTGCGGCAGTTCTAGGCTTGTCTGTGTAGCACCCTGTCCTGCTGCAGTGGCGGGCTTGGGATCGCTCGGGTTGTAGCTGTTAAGGTATTCTTCCGAAGGCCCGACATATCCTTCAAGCGAGCCGTTCTCGCGGTAATACCTGTCCGAATCTTCAAGCGCAGCAAGCGCGCGGGTGTAGCGCTGGACAACTTCATCCATCGCATATTGGAATTGCGCATCAGATTGCGTCTGCTCAAGACCTGTGATCGTGCTTTGTAGCAATGCCAGTTCACGTTCGGAAACCGCACCCAAAGCACCGCCAGTAGGCGAAGCCTCACGCATCTTCTGCAAAGTCGTGAATGCCTGATTGGCTTTTATCGGCGCCAGAAGTTCACGCACATCCTGCGCTGCGCTACCACCTATCCCCAAAGCCGTCTCTGCGCCAAACCCTGTGGCAAACCAGTCGTTAGACCGCGCCTTAGCCTGCTTGGCTTTCTCGATGACCGTGCGCATGGTGGCCGCAGTCTCGCGAACCTGTGCGCGCTGCGCAGCCTCCAAGGCTGCCGATTCTTTATCCTTCTGAGCGACTTCAGCCGAATCCTTGTCTAACGCAATACGGTCCTTTTCCGCTTGGCGCATTGCATTGTCTTCGGTGATCTGCAGACGCCGACGCTCATTGCGCAGGCGCTCATCTTCGCGCGCCTGTTCGGCAGAGGCGTTCGGATTGGTCTGGAACACCGCGCCCTGTGCGGAAGCGGAACCAATGCGCGCCCAGCTGCCGTCTGCCTGCTGTTCGTAGGTGTAGCCCTGATAAGTCTTTGTCGGCATTACTTGCCCCTTAGAGCGCGAATGTTTTTGGACACATAATTGCGAGTTTCAGCGGGGGCATACCTTAGCCAATCATTGCCGTATTGGCGAATGAGATCGTCTACACGCCCCGGCCCTGCGTTATAGGCTCCCCACATCTTGCTAAGATCGCCGCCGTAGCGCTGCTCCATCTTGGCGCGATATTCACGGCCAAGGCGGTTCATGTCGTTTGCATCACTCGGATTGGCGGGGCGCAACCCAAACCCGGGGTCACGCGCAGTCGCAGGCATAACCTGCATGGCGAACATAGCCCCCGCAGGCGAGGTCACAGGCCGGCCGTTGGCATAGTTGCGGTTGTTGCTCTCGGTCTGAGCGGTGATGTTATCAAGCATTGAGCCGCTAGCGCCGAAAGGGATCAGGCGCGGACGCCTGACCTCCTTCCCCGAAGTCAAAGTCAGGGGGAAGCACTGCCGGGGGCTCACCACCCGGCTGCGCTCCAGATACCGGACCACCTCCTCCCTGCATTGCAGCGGCAAGACCAGATTGCCTGCCGGTATAACCATAGGTCGGACCCTGGAACGTCACGAACGGATCGGTTTCGTTCTGCAGGGCCGCGTCAAGCGTGCGATTCCATTCCGGCGAACCGGGCTGAATGCCGCGCGAGATCATAAGCTTTTCGATGTTGGTAGGAGCCGCCGCCTTTGGCCTACGTGCCGCATATTCCATGCCCGCGAATTCGCGCACGCCCTGACCCACATTCGGATCCATCAGCGCCCGGGCAATGGTGGCATCATCCACACCTCCAGCAGCGATAGCCTCTGCAAGCCCTCGATCGGCTTCCGCACCTGCAGCAAGAGCCTTATCCGCCTTGCGTGCCTCAAGGGCGCCAAGCACATTCTCGGCCACACGGCCCAAGCCCTGCGTCCAATTCTGGATAGGCGAAAAGTCACCTTGCGATCGGGCGATACCGCGCTCCCGCTGCATCATGGCCTGTTGCGGGGTCATCTTGAGCCCGCCGTGCCCCCAGACGAAGGCTTCAGGCGGCGCAAGAGCCTGTGCAACCGGATCGACTGCGGCCATTGCTGCTTGGGGGAGGATCATCAGAAACCTCCTCGAATAGCGGCCCCACCCAAGGAACCTGCAAGCCCGAACAGTCCTCCCAGCATACCGCCGCGGTTCTGCATCTGCGCATTATACTGCTGCATCTGGTTGTTGTAGTTGTTCTGGACCATACCGGAATAGTCCACACCGCCGACGCCGACCTGTGGAGTGGCGCCAGACATCTGGGCGGGGTTCGACACTTGCGACCCGGAGAGCAGCGCGGACAACTCATTAAGCGGCTGATTGCGCGTTGCGAGGGCTTCCGAAAATGCCTGATTGCGACCCGTAAGGGCAAGCTGGTTGTTCTGGTCGTTGAAGCCCTGCGTCTGACGGCCCATCTCCGCATCCCAAGCAGTTGTGCCCGGGCGGATACCCTGATTGATCAGCCTGTCGCGGAGAGCCGCTTCCTGCTGCGCCTGTTGCGGGGCAATGCGAGACTGGCTAAGGTCATAGGCCCAATCTGCTGCGTCCTGATTGTTGAAAGAGAACGGATCAGCCAAGGCTTCCGACACGCGGCCAGACTGTTCCTGTGCGATACCGGCAAGGTTCGTCTGTGCAGCCTGCGACTTGTCGAAGATCGCCTGCTGTTCGGGAGAAAACTCGGTTGTCTGGGTGTAGCGTGGAACCTCCACCCAATTCCCGAAGCTATCCTGGAATCGCGTGTTGCCGTTCTGCGTGTAGCTTGTCGTTCCCCAAGGATTGACCTGATCGGTCATGTTGAGGTTCTGCTGCGTGATGGCAGTTGACAGATTGAGGCCCGCTTGGGCCTGCGCTGTCGCTACTGGATCCGGGGGAGGGGGCGCTTTAGGTGTCTTCACTTGCTCGCTTTCCATTCACGGAAAGCGCGTGAAGTAAGGTTCAGCCGCGCTCGGTTGCCCTCTTGTTACCGAATTTCCAATCTTTTCGCAATACCCCGATAATCACGCCATCCCGGCCTTCCCCGTAATGGTCCCGAAGCACGCCTTCCACATCACCGCCAAGCCGCTTGGCATACTCCGCTACATCGGGTTGCTCGGTCGTGAATGTCATGCGCAGGCACCCCATCTGGTCGAACACATAAGACCCCACCGCCCGCAAAAAGCCGCGTGTCCAGCAAGACCCTGCTGCCGAGACATGCACGTCCGCGCCTTCGAACTGGTTGAAAATGACCCCGCCGACCAATGCGCCATCGCGCTCAAGGCCGAGTGCAGTAAAGGGAGGACAGAGAGCAAAGCCTAGCCGTTGAGATACGAACTGGGCAACGTGGTCGCCTGTTACGATCAAGTCACCGCCTCTGCCGTGTTGTAGAGAATATCGATGTCGATCAATTCTACGTCCAGAGGCGCAGGGGCTCCGCTGGTCACCTGGTAGCAGGGCGCAATCGAATATCCCACTGCCCCTGCCGATCGCCATTCCTGATTAATAACGCTCGGCACCGCAGCACCCCACGTCGCCTCACCCCAAACGGCTGCGCCCCAAGTGTTGGAAGCGAACACGCCCGTCGCATCGGGAGCGGGAGGAAGGTCCACGTTGTAATCGGCCAGCAGGGAAACATTGTCCACGATCTCGGTCGAGGCACGCACGCGAGCCCGGGCCATCTTGCCAACCTTGGCACCGGCCGAAAACTCAAGGTCATCGAACAGCGGCACAACGGCACCGGAATAGGTTTCCCCGTCGTCCTGCCCGCCAACCTCGGCCTGATATACCTTGCCGCCCGTGGATCCGAAATAAAGTTGCCCGCGGAACACTGCCAGAGAAAGTCCCTGCCAGTTGGTATAGCGTGCCCATGCGCCTGTTTCAGTGTTCGAAATGAACATGACGGGATCGCTGGAGCCGATCATGTCGGGCAAAGCAATCGCGGCCAATTTCTTTTCGGGCCAGATCATGCACTGCCAGTTCTGCTGTCCACGCAGTTGCACGGCTTCAGTCCATGCATCGGCGATCTTGTAACTGATCGTGCCCACGTTGAGCGCAGTCACATCCAGCGAAATAGCCTTCGACAAGGGAACAAGACCGACAGACGTGGCGATGGCCAAGTCACCGCCGCCGCGAAGGTAGGCGCGTTTCCCGAGCGGGTTTCCAATCCGATAGACCCCCACCAGCGACCACGTTGAAGGTTCATCGGGTGACGTGCCCTGATAAATTGCGACCTCGCCTTCAGACGACACGAAGATGTTCTGTTCGGAAAGGCCGCCGGACCCGCCCGCTTCAAGCGACCAGCGTTGTCCGAACATGAGATAGCCGCCATTGGCGAAAATGCCGCCCATAGGGAACGCGCTTGCCGTGCCGCCAATCTGATCGACAGGCAGATACCAAGCCGTCAGGCTATCGTTCTGGGTGAAATACAGGCGGTTCTTGTAGGACCACACGAAAGACATATCGGCAGACGTGTAAGCGCCAAAATCCATGCCCGGAGCCGCAATTACCGGATCACCGATAACATCAGCAACGCCAGTGGTCGCGCCGGTCAGTTCTTCATCGTCTTCAAATGTGCCTGTGACATCGATCAGGAACAGTTGGCCCGTCGTATCGGTCGCAGACTTCTGCTGCCATAGCGTGCCTGTGGCCCCGCTTGTGCCGCCCGTAATAACCTCGCCCGGCGTGAAATCATCGGTCAGGCCGTCATAATTGACCTGTGTCGTGCCGCCCACGACGTTCGGGTAGAAGTTGGTCCCGTCATAGATGAAGCCGATGTCCGATCCATTTACGCCAACAAGGAATATCCCGCCCGTGGTGGCAAACTGGATAACGGACCAATCGCCCGACGTGTAGCCAGTGGCGCGGTCCAGTCCTTCGGTCGAACTCCATCCGATTATATTGCCCAGATCGTCAACCAGTGCATCGCCATCGCCGTCGGTAATGTCGAGCGCTTCAGGGAATATCACATCCGAAATGTCATAGATCGTGCTTGCATTGGCAGCAAACAGGCTTTCATTTGTGCCATTGTCATAGGTAAACAGCGCCTGCACATCCAGCGTGTCATTCTCAAGCGTGGCGTAACGTGCTTTCCCGCGGCGAAAGGCCACACCAGTTGCACGGGGGAAGAAGTTGTCCAACACCGCAGCGCCAGGGCCTTCGATCGACTTGGGATCAGAAAGCATCCTGTTGGAAACCCAGCCGGCCACAGGGGCGGGCCATTTACGGGTTTGGGCTTGGCGGGGCTTAGGCCGCGACTGGCGGCGTGCGTACACCATCAGCCGACGGGCCAGTAGTTAGCGCCCTGTCCAAGTTCCCAAGGATAGGCCGGATGCGTACCGGGGATACCGCGGGCGCCATTGCGACGGATAACCACAGGGCCGCCCGACTTGGCAGCGTATTCGTCCAGAGCCTTGATGAATGCCTCTTGGTCGCCAGTGGAATCAAGTTTCTTATTCTCCCTCCACCTCCACACGAGGCCCAGCGTCAGCAGGCGTTCGGGCAGCAGGAACTCATCGCGGTCATCGGTGAATTCCTCTTTCGTGTTGGTTGAGAAATCCCGCACGATGTTCTTCGTGATGTAAGGGAATTTGGCCTGCGCATCCGTTGCAGGAGCAGGCGAGAAACGCATCAAATTGCCGTAGATGATCCAGCCACCCGGCAGTGCATTGAAGTTGCGCGCTTCATCATACAAGAACGTGTCGAGGTCCTGATAGTGGAAATATCCCCAAGCCCAATTCGTATAGTCCTGAATGGCACCCTTGACGGGAAAGCGACTGTAATCGGTCGGCAGATCGAAATCGGTTGCCACGCCATCGCCCGTCACCGTGCCTATGCGGACAAGTTCCTGCCAATCCTGATACTGGGCAATGTCCTGCGCCACCTCGTTAACAAGGTCGGTCAATTCAAGTTCGAACTGACCCTTGGCGCCAAAGAACGTATTGGGCTTGCGACCCACTAGCCTGATACTAGCCTTTTGGAGGGCCGCAAGCACCGTCATTTAAGCAGCCTTTGCAGCGCGAAGTTCGCGCAAGGAGTTTTCAAGTGTCGAGCGCGAAGGAGTTCCGCGGGGTTTGGATCCGGCAAGCTTCCCGATCTCTTCCTTGATTGCCTCGTCGCTCATATCCGCAAACTCCGCATCGGAAGCAGCCACCGCCGCATCCATCTCTGCATCAGTAGGCAATTCGGCGGGAATGTCCACCTTCGAACCATTGGCTTCCAGTTCGGCAATGCGAGCCTTCAGGGCTTCGACTTCCGACATGGCGCTGACAGAAGATTGGCGCTCGGCCATGAACTGACGGGCCGCGTCCTTTAGCCGATTGCCGTTCATACCGAGCGCCTTGAGACCCGCACCCTCTAGAGCATACAGGGCCTCAACCGAATAAATCTTGAGCGCGCGGCAGACCGAAACCATCGATTCCGAGATGCCATAGGGGCGCAGCATTTCCAGCGGCGTGCCTAGCGCCTGCTGCGTGTCGCCGTTGTGATAGGTGGCGTATTGTTCAGGCCAGCGTTCGGCATAGGTAATCGCCCTATTGCCTTCGCGGCGCCAGACTTCATCCGAGGGAAACACCTTCACATCGCGCGCGCCGGCAATGCGGACTTCGACCACTTCGCGAGTTTTCATCACGAGGTGGCCTTCGCGTTCCGAGGCGTTGATGTCTTCGACCTGGATGACCTTGAACATGGGAGTGACCTGAAGGTCACGTTCGTCGATAAGTACGGCTTCAGTCATGGATGGACGCTCCAATTAGAGAAAATAACGGGGGAAGCCGAAACCTCCCCCGCGTGACGATCAAAGTGTTGAGCCCTTCTTGGCCCAAAAGTAATCGCCGGACGTTACGCCTGCAATCGGAGCGTAGAAACCGCCCGCGCCTGCAGCCGCAGTGTAGGCAGGAACCGTGATCGATACCTGCGTGCCCGGAGCCGATGCTGCTGCGACGTTTGCCGAGGCGCGAACCCAGACATAATCGAAGCCATCATCGCCGGTTTCCCGCGTGCCCACGACGGGGCTGACGAGATCCGGGTTATCGTACCAGACTTCGCCCGGAGTGACCTGTTGGTGCAGATCGGGGCCAAGCTGGCCAGTGGTGCGGAAAGGTGAAGTAACCATTTTTCAATCCTCTCGGTTAGGCCGTGATGGCGCGATAGGTGAAGAGCGGGTTTTCGAGGACAAGCTGTCCCGTCCATACCACACCCTGAGCCACCGCATCCTGGTTGATCGGACGCATACCGTTGCCCGGATGGAAAGGAACGAATTCCTGACCCGGGAAGGTGTAGATCGACATGCCCTTGGTATCGATACCGAAGAAGGTATTCTCCGGCATGACGTTGCCGATACCGCCAGCTGCCACGACATCGACGATGCCTGCGCCAGTGACGATCGACATGCCCTGGAAGCCGAGACGCGCGAGGCGTTCCGAAGCCAGCCGCTGATGAGCGACAAAGGCCGAAGAGATGACTTCGTAGGACTTGGCATCCGCGATGATCAAGTCGGGATAACGACCGCCGCGCGAGCGCTGCAGGGTAATCCGTTCGATGATCTGGCGAGCCGTGGTGCTGTCGAACGTGGTGAAGCCCGAGACATCGCCTGCCGGGATGTCGAAGGTCGAGGTACGCCAGTTAGGAACTGTTGCACGATCGATTCCGCCATAAACGCCCGTGTTGGTCACGGTCGGGATAGCAGCACCCCAGCCGATCATCTGGCGACCGCCGTCGGCAGTGCCATCGCCCACGATACCTTCTTCGAAGGCTTCCTTCACGGACTGCTCTGCAGCATCCATGTAGGTTTCCATGAGATCGATGACTTCATCTTCGCCGCTGTTGTAAAGCAGTTCGGTGCCAGTAAGCGAGAACATGCCGACACACCGCGACCAGTTGAAGACTGCCGAGTTCAGCAGCTCCTTGGGCGTGATCTGCAGCTTGTCATAGCCGGTGAACCACTGTGCATCCAGCTTGTCGAACATGATCGGAACACGAAGTTCCGGCCCGCCGGCAGTTTTCATCTTGATGCGATTCTGGTCCCGCAGGATGCGAGTCAGTGGAGTGGAGTTGTAGACGATATTCTGCACATCGCGCGAACGACGTGCAACCGAGGCAGTCAGAATCTGCCCGTAGTTACGATCTGAAACGATAGGCATGTCCTATCCCCTCTTAGCTTGCACGACGCCTGCGCATTTCCTCGCGTAGGATGTCGCGTGTTGGGCCGCTGCGGTCGGGTTCGAGATCGGGTGATGCTGACCCCGGCGCAGATTTGATGGATTTCGTGCCGCTGAGGTCATCAACGCGGGCATCTGCGTCAGGGTTTGCCTGTGAGGCGGGCTGTTCGACATTCGAAGGAGGGTTAAGCCTCTCAGCCATGTCGTAAGCCGCTGCCAGTCGGTCAGGCGCACTCAAGCTAGAAGGCACCATACCAGAACGAAGTATTTTATCAATAGCCCCTTGCAATTCATTGTAGCGCGGATGCTCGGCCTTGAATGGTTCGATGACATTCTGGGCCGTCTGCTGAATCTGCATCTCGTAAATCTGGCGCTGCAGTGCCTCAACCTGAGGGTCAGCCTGCTGCTCTTGCTGCTGCGGACGTTGTGCTACCATCTGTTGATACTTGTCATCCGGCTGCTGAGCGATGAATGCAGCCACTTCGCGCAGAGAGGGCGCCGTTCCGTCAGCGCGACGGGGGCCAATCTCCTGCAGGATAGCGTTCAAGCCCGCAATCGGGTTGGATTGCATCAGATTCTCAATCTCGTTGAGCTTCGTCAGGCTCTCGGTCAGATCGCGCCCGTTCGTCTGTGCCAGTTCATCGAACTCGCGCAGGGATTCGTAGCGTTCCGTAGCCTTCTGATACTGCTGCACCTGCGTTTCGTATTCGCGAGCCATGTTGTCGATGTCGCGCTGCACAGGGCGCGGAACATTGAGCCACTTTTCGCGCGCATCGGGCAGGAAGTTCTTCGGCGGCTGATAATGCCCGGGCTTGTCTTCAGTCTTGCCTTCAGCACGCCCCTTGTCACCCTCTACATCGTCGGGCTTGGCCGCTGCCTTTTCCTTGTGTTCGGCGTTGTCTTTATCGCCCTGCTGCGCCTTTCCTTCGGTCTCGCCATCTTCGTCCCCATCGGTTCCCTTGGCGGCGTCGGCGTCATCTTTGGCAGGCTCCTTTGCGGGCTTTTCAGCTTTCTCAGGCTTCTCCGGCTTTTCAGTTTTGTTGCGGCCTTCGTCCTTCTTCAGTTCGTCGGCCAGCGTATCGCGCAGAGAGGTTTCCTCCTTGCCATCTTCGGCAGGCGGATTAACAACGCCCCCACCGGACGGGCTGGAAGGCGTGGTTTCCTCAAGGTTGGTCGAAACAGTCTCAATATCGGCTAGATCGGTCATGGTGTATCCCCGGTAACAACGGGCGGAACGCGGCCCTCTTTGACATCCTGGATCCCGGCGCGGATGTCGTCACGCCGTTTGCGTCGGTCGAATTCCGGCGCCTTGAAAGCGGGCAATTCATCCCGCCCCAACTCTTCGAACTTTTCGCCGCGGGAATTACCCTCTGGCGTGCAGCTGTGGCGATACGATGCGAGACTGGTGTGCATCTTACCGTCTGGCCCCATGGTCGGCTCTATGCTGTCCGATATGATCCTTGGCGCACTGATAAGACGCGAAGCACCGGCCCCGCATTCGCATTCCTGACGATCTTCAAAGGACGCAAGCGGAACGAACCGTTCGAAACGATGATAGTTCTCGCACAAAAAATCGTACAACGGAATGACAGCCTCCTATTTGCTGGCGGTCTTGGTCTGACCTTCCTTCTTTTCCTCTTCGACGGGCTTACCCTTCTCATCGAAGCGCGGGTCCATCGTCTTCATGCGATCGGCAAGGCCGTTGTCGTCGTTGTCGATCTTTTCCTGTTCTTTCTTCGTAGTCATGTCAGTTCCTTTCATTTTCCGTCGCAAGTTATGTAACTGGTGTCGCAATGTCGCTTCCAGACAGGTCGCTGAACTGCTGGGCCTGCTGATAGGACATGCCAGTATCGACCAGACGACGGACAAGCCCCGGCATTATTCAGCCCTGTCAGCCTCGATCTGCGCCACGGTTTCCACCGCGACATCGGGCACCATGCTATGCGCGGCAAGCTTCGGCGCGTCGGTCGCGCCTTCAGCGTCGATCTGGCCAGCCAGTTCCGCGGCAAGCGAAGGGACCATGCCCAGTTCACGAAGACGGTCGGCATTGCCTTCCTGCGCTTCGATCTGTGCCGCCATTTCCACAGCCATCGGGCCTGTTACGCCCAGAGCCATCAATCTTTCTGCATTCGCCATGTCACTCAGTCCTTATGCGGGTGTGTAATTATTGAGAACGAACGGAACGCCGCCGCTTTCCACGATGGTAATGGGATAACCGCCTTCATCGACCACTTCGGCAGGAGGTGCGCCGTCATCTACAGGCGTAACGGGATAGCCCCCGCTTTCAACTATGGTGACGTTCATCAATCGTCCTCCATCTCGGTTTCGGGCGGCTCCATAACCTCCCGCACCTCTTGGCGATCGGCCCGTGCAGCCTGCCTTGCGTCATTGGCGATGGCGCGCTGTTCCTGGCTGCGCTTGATCTCAATGTCCGACAGCGAACGGAACTCGTCAAGCTGCGCGGTGTCGATAGCTATTCCAGCCTCGGACATGGCCTTCATGGTCTGTGCCCGCAGCAGATCGACATTGGCCAACGCTTCCTGCGCCTTGATTCCCATTGCATCCGCATCCTGCTGCAGTTTGACCATCTTGGCCTGAGCGTCCGCCTGATCCTTCTGCGCCTTTACCTGCAATTCAGCGAACTTGCGTTGGTTTTCAGCCTGCTTGAGCGCGCTATCGGCCTCGACCTTGGCCATCTGAGCCTTGGCCTTTTCCATCTCGGCTTCAGCCAGTGCCGCAACGCCCTGCTGATCTTCACCTTCACCCTGTCCTGCCATCATCGCAGGCGCCTGCTTCACGAAGTCGTCAATCGCCGTGTCCATCTGCCGGCCGACGCGATAGGGCGCCAGCACGAACTTCATCAACTCACCCGCAAGCTTGGCCCCGGGCTCACCCATGCCAGCCAGCCCCATAAGCCCCTGCGTGGCGCTGTTGAACGCCCCCATGAACTCGTTGCGGGCCTGTTTCTCGGCAATCTCATCCACCATGATAGTGGAATCGGTCTCGATCTCGAAGGCAAACGAGCGCGCCCGGTCATCGCGCAGCAGGTCCACCACGTCATCGATCGGCACAAGGTTCTCGGCTTCTTCGAACATCGGCGCATAGCGGGAGACAATCTCCTGTTGCGCCTGTTGAAGCATCTGCTGGGCCTGTGCAGGATCCATGTCCTGCCCGCCTTCCATGGCCTTGTCAGCCAGCGCCTTCATTTCCTTTTCGGCGGCGCTTTCAATCTCCTTAAGCCGCTTTTCGATGTCCTTGCGTGTCGGCAATTCCATCTGCGACATGGCAAGCAGCGTGTCACCGTCGAACTTTTCGGCCAGTATCTCCGATGCGATCTTGACCGCTTCAGCCGCAATCCGCTGCATCTCGTCGATCTTTTGGCGCACACGCACAGAACCGAACTGCGCCTTCAACTGCTGGGCGCCAAGCGTTTCTTCCGCCTGTGTCGCACCGCGCATGATGTCCGATATTCCGGAAAGCTGGTAGAAGTCTTCGATCAGCTGGCGGCGGGCTTCGATCAGGCCCGTAATGGCGGCGGCGATCTGGTCGAGTGGCAACCATTGCACTACTGCGGCGCCCTCCATCATGGCAGCGCCAGGAACACCGATAACGATGCTGTCGTCATCCGAGCGCATAACCTGGTGGATGGCGTCTGCAATGTCCCCTCCTGCAGGGATAAGGCCCTTCATCTTGACCTGATCAAGCAGCAGGTAAATGCGCGCCGTCAGCGTGTTGATCTTGGCGAACATGCCTGAATAGCGTTCGAAGTCGGGCACAGGAATAAGGCTACGCCGCTGCAGCGTGCCATAGGCTGGCCGTGGGCAGGGGAAGAACTCATCAAGCTTCAGGTGGGGCTCACCATCGTCCAGATAGACATCCAGACCCTCAGTAACCCAGTAAACGCGGTTGTTGGCCTTGTGCCAGACCTCCCACACACGCGCCTTGGCAGTCATTGCCTTTTCGTCGCGGTTGTCCACGTCGCGGCGCTCAAGGAACTTGATGGTGTCCATCTGGTCTTCAGTCAGACCCTTGAACCGCTCCTTGATCTCTTCACGAGACATCCAGAAACCGCCAGCCACCCAGCCGACGGCAGACCACTTGCGGGCCACGTCATGCAGGAAGTCATCGCGATCGAGGTGTTCTACACAGACGCGCTTTCCATCGTCGCTCTCATACCGCAGCCACATGACACCGCGGCCGGAGAACAGCAGGTCATCGCGCACCGACTGCATCACATCGTCAATGCCAGTCTTCTTGAAGGTCGATACCGCCGCACGCTCAAGCAATTCAGCCGTGGTTGACTTCAGACGGCCACCATCCTTGAAGATCGGCGCAATCGCAGGAACAGGCGGGCGCGCATACACTGCAGGTTTCAGCACTTCCGACGATGACCAGAACAGGTCCATCTGTGCATCTTTCCAGCTGGATCCGCCATAATCGGTCATCAGGGTTTCATAGGACGATCCGTGGCGCGAGTAGATGTCATCGATACCGTGGCAGGTGGCGTCCCATTCCTTGAACGCGTCCTGCGAGCGCTTGAGGGCCTGCAGGATAGGCGCGGAGGCTTTCTCGCGCGTCTGCTCAGGCGTGCCGGTGAAGTCTTGGGTGCTGTCCATCACTATGCCTTACCGCCTCATCCTCAATGGCGGGGCGATAACACCATCCGCCACGACGCGCGGCGGTGCCCCCGGTTTAGGTTTCTCGTCTTCAGGTGTCTTACCGAAATCCATCTTCGCAATCAACTGTCCTGCCAAACCCAGCGCATCGACCTGATCGTCGTGACTGCCGACGGGGAAAGACATCATCTCGGAAATGAGTGTTGGCAACCATGGCGCACCACGGGGAACGTGCAGCCCCTGCATTGCCATGCGCCCACGAATGGACTGGGCTCGCACCGCTTTGTCGCCGCGTGTCGGGAACTGCTCGCGGGCCACGTAAGCCTCAGTCTCAAGCATCCGCTTCACCAGGAACGGGCCAACGCCCGACTTGATCTGCCCGGTTTCCTCTGCCCATCCTATCGGCTTCCACTGCTTCACCAACGCACACAGGCTATCCACCCATACATCGGACGATGCCTGTTGCCGCCATAGGTCAAGCAGCCACAAGCGGCCCGTGTGATCTATCCCCATGACGACATGCACCGTGTAATCGCCGCCGTTTGCGGTCACGGCATAATCGGATGCACCGAATATCTGCATGGTCTGGAGAGGTGGAACAGCATCTTCCTCGATAATCCATTCGCGCTTGAAGTAGTCGCCTGTGTCGGGGGCTGGTCGCTGTTGGTAGAGGGCATTCCATGTACGGGGCATCCGCTCGAACGGAGCCCAATGCTCAGGACCGAACCATTCTGGCCAGATATACTCACCCGGCAAACGCCCAAGCATGTCGTCGTGACGCTCAGCCTTGGCAGGAATGCAGATAACTTCCCACGTCTCGCCATCACGGCACTCAATCATGCCGCTTTCGCCATTCCATCCTTCAGGCAGGATAGAGCCAGCAAGGTCCATTTCATGCCAGCGCGTTTGCGTAATCATCACGCTCCCACCGGGCTTCAAGCGGGTTAGAACATCATCATCGTATGCATCGCGGGTGTTCTTCCGAATTGTTTCCGAATCCGCGTCACGTCGCCCGCGAATGGGATCGTCAATACATACGAAATCTGCACGGTTCCCGGTTATGCCAGAAAGAATGCCGCCAGCCATGAATTCAGATTCATTCAACAAGGCCCACTCATCAGCGGCGCTACTCTCTTTCGATAAACTGGTGGAGAATAGATTTTCGAACTTCTTCTGCTTGGTTATCGCCCTCATTCGGCGGCCAAACTTCTTAGCTATGTCGCTGGCATAGCTGACATTGATAACCTTGTACCCCTCTTGCCTACCCAGCGCCCATGTTGATGACACGACCGTTGCGTATGTCGACTTCGCACTACCAGGGGGCAGGAACAGCATCGTTCGCCCACGGTGGCGCTCTATGCACCGCTGTGTGGCGTTCAGGATGATTTCGTGATGCTCGGCTAGAACAGTTTCGACCGGTTTGAATGTCTCGCAGTCGGGATCGTCTTCAGTGACAGGTGCGCCGGGAACATCGATATAGCGGGCATAATCAACAAGGCTGGATCTGGCGCGGCGGCGGCGCAGGAGTTCCGTTGCAGCCTCCTGCTGAGTTATCGTCACCGCCCGGTTGCCAGCTTTGCCAGTTCGTCGTCTGACAGTTCAGTGGCTTTGCTGAATGCGACCTCGCCCGTGTGTTCGATTGACTGTGGAGCCCTACCGTAACCACGATCAAGCAGCGCGTTTGCTGCACTCACCCTAGCAGCCTCGCTCTCACCAGAAACCGCAATCTGCACAAGTGTCTCTATGGCGGATTCCGTGTGTTCCCGCGCTATCTCAGCAAGGCTAGCACCCGCTTCGCGTGTCAGCTTGTCCTTAGCCCCTTTAGGCCTACCGGCACCGGGACGCTTACCCCCGTGCGCCATCTTGATTTCCTTTGAAAAAAATCATGTGCAGGATTTTAGGGGTCGAAGCCATACTGCCCTATCTAGCCTGTATTGCCTTTGTGGGCAAGTGGGGTTTGGGTTATGGGTGCGCGATGAATGCCAAACACCAAAGACCAATCAATGTCGGCCACCTTGCGCTTGTAGCAACAGCTTCCCCATCCTCGCGTGTATTCGTGGGTTATGATAACATCGCTATCGCTAAGGCCCGCAGGTCTCTGGCACGGTACGGCTTCATAGTCACCCATCACCCCTTCTCCGCTCTAACGCGCTTGATTGCGGAACCGCCCTTGAATGCTTTACGCATTTCGTTTGCCGTAAAGCGTATGTTTGTTTCTTCTGGATCGAACTTGCCGCAGTAGCCTTCAATCCACTTATCGAACTCTTCATCCAAAGCATCGGGCTTAGGCTCTAGTTCTGCGAGGATGGCTTTTGCGTGATCGTGATACACTCCGCTCGACCACTGCATTAGCGCACCTTTGGCCAATGCCTTTACCGACTGCATGAACTCCGGCGAAGGCGCATTGGCGGGCTTTGTGGTGCGGTTGCGGATTTGCCACGAAGGATCGTCACCGCGCCCGGTACTGCTGAAATACGGAGCATACATGCTTTCAGGGATTCCGTCTAAACGATACTCACCATCGGCATCGGCACACTCCCAACCGCGACTTTTAGTTACACTAACAACCCTGCCATCATCATGCACGGCCTCAAGCGGTGCGTTCCAGTCTATCTCGGTCATTGTTATGCCTCTACGATCTTGAGTTTCTTGATAATTTCCTTGGCGTATTCGCGCGCCATTTCCTCACCGAGACTTTTCTTGCCTGCCCAATTACTAGGCTCCCCGCCGCATCCAACGCCCCACATCATGGCATCGTGAACCAGTTCCGCTACGCTCTCAACCAACGGATCAACCGGCCTCCGCTCTGCCACGATTGCCTCACACTCCCTGACATCGGTTATGGATGCTACGCCGTTAGAGGCTATGCGTTCGATGATTGCCATGAGGCGGGTGTCGTCGGGCTTTGCTTCGGTGGTGGCTTTGGGTTTGTAGCCTATGACGCGCGAACCACGACGCGCGTTCCAATACCACTCCCCAAGATTAGGCCACTCATCCCTGCGCCCCTTCTGCTCGAACGCGCTTGATTGTCTCCATGTGGCCGCCGCGTTCGATAGCGTCTGCGGCATCTGAAACGGCGTTAGCGTGATAACCTTCGTCTATCTCGGTGTAATAGACCGCCTGCCTTATCAACCACGCCACGATTGCCGCGCGCTCTGTCATGCGGTGGGCTGCAACCTCGCGGTATGCGTACTCAAAGTCAGGCGCGGCTGGATCATCGCACATGATGCAATCAACCAACTCACGATCCGCCTGGATCACCTCTTGGTCGATTGTTTTAGTCATGGGTGAGTTCCAATGCTGGGCTGCTCCTTCAAGACGCTCCTGCGAAGTTGGCCAAGTGTTGCAGCTACAACGGGTCCGCCCTTGTGCTCTCCGGGAGGCGGTGCGAGACAAAGCTGGACAAGCTCGCTGTCGGGCCATTCGGTAAACTCTGAAAGAAGGTGCTCTAATGGTGACTTGCTCATCACTGCTTCTCCGCCCTGTGCTTGCGTACTCTGCCGTCATGGAACCAGCCATCCCTCAAGCCCTCCATGAGGATCGAAATAGGCCCTGTGACGGGTCTGGACCCATCCTCCCATCTGCGCACGGTTCTGCCATCAGATATGCGCAGGAGGTCAGCGAGGGCATTTTGAGAATACCCTGCACCGTTTCGGATTGCTTTGAACTCTGTGGGAGTCATTTCCTTAAAATCCTGTCGATTGCGTCACGAGCGCCACGAGAACCTGCAAGTTGCGTTACGCACACGCCGTCTTTTACCACATCCCAGACGACTGGATTGCGATTATATATCAAATACCCGCGGTATTCTTTGGGCTCTACGTCTGTCACATAATCAAGCGGCCCATACTCTGGGCGCCCATCTTTGTGCCAAGGGTTCTTGTAGGTGGCCATCAGATCGAGCCCCCGCGACGAAAAAAGAGAACCCAACGCTTTGCGGCGCCTGCTGCCTTGGCACGGGTTGCGACTGTGCCAGACTTGAGAACTTTGCTAACACCGCGACCGAGTTCTTCACTCCATTCGGTTGCGGTAACGGCCCAAGTGAAGCCTGCTTCGTTCTTCGTAGTGGTCCATCCGTAAGTCATTTTCAATTTCCCTTGTCTGGTGGGGCAGTGCCCCGTTTCGTTAAGTCCGTTCTAGGGCCATTGTTCCGCCTTGTAAAGAGGAAAATGCACCATCCCGAAAATTATTCGACGCGCTTGAATTGCTCACCCATGCCTAACACTCCTGACTGCCGCTCTCGCCATCCTTCTGGCGCGTTCAAGGCGCATATGCTCGTCACGGGCTGCGCAGTGGTAGAAGTGGTGGGCTGTGAACGTCTGGCCGTAGAAGTTAGGGCCGGCCCACGAAAGTTCGCTGTAGAGGCTCATGTCCCACCCTCCTGCACGTATTCGATTTGCTCAATCAGATGTTCAAGGCGCGCAATCAGGTCGCGCTTGCGAGACTTAGTGAACTTGCGGTCTGCGAGCATGAAAACAACGTCTTGCTCAGCGGCGGTCATCTGCGACCATATACCGCGCAGGGTCCATAGTTTTTCATCATCCATCACTGCTTCTCCGCCCTGTGCTTGCGTACTCTGCCGCGATCTGCCCGCTTGCGAGCCCGATCAAATATCCTGCGATATTCCGCCGAAAGCGCATACCGTTCGGCTGGTATCTCTTCCAGCCTTTGCGCCTCATCTTCGGTCAATGTGTCGCGCCAATCAGGCATTGCCGATCTTCTGCATGTCCGCAAGATCTACGCTTTCGCTGTAGTATCCGTTACTCTCACCTAGCCAGCGCAAGGTCACATGGCCCTTGATGGTGCCAAGCTTGTAGAACGTCCACGTCCAGCTATCGGCATATTCAGGCGGATCGTCTTCGCTGTTTGTGACACATTCCGCCTCGAGGATAGGTGAGCCAATCAGATCCGCTATGTCGCCAGCGGTATCCTCAAGCCTGACATGCTCGCAGCAATCCTGTGTGTGATACATACGGAAGCGCTCTACGCCATTTTCGTAGAACTTGATTTCATCCGAGCCATCTTCCGCACCTTCGATTTTATCGAACACGCATCCGAGCATGGTGGAAATCTCAGCTTCCTTATCCCAAAGATTCCAAGACATATTTTTTTCTCCTTGTCCGCCACAATAAGCGGATTTCCACCTATGTCAAGCGGACAATTATTCCGCCCGGCGAATCGCGACCACATCGCCCGCGTGTTCGATCACGTTGCCTGCTTCATCTCTCTGCCATTTCCACCGCGTGGTTGCTACAGGCCATGGCGTAGGGTCGCAGTGGCCAGCGCGTATTTGCACGTACAGGTTTGTGCCCATGCTTTTCGGAGGTGATCGATGCCCGCTTATCTTTGTGTATCCGGGGGCCGGCACTGGTCTCTTTTCCATTCTGCGTCTCCTTTGGACATAGCCCATACCCCCGTCGAGGTGCTACCTTACCGATAGCGACGGATCACCTGAACCTTTAGCCTCGTTTATTCCGAACCTGCCTTTTGCCCTTCCGGGATCGTGGCCAGCGATAGTCTCGACCGTTTAGAGCGTCGTCCTCGATTTCACTCTTGCGAGCGGCATTACGTGGTTCGGCCATGCCTTAGCGCGGTTCACGCATCGGCGGTGCGGGGGTAAACACCCGAGGCATCCCTTGTCACAGGCAAAAGAACCCCTGGAGCCGCTTTTACGTGGCACTCAACACGTTGTGACCGATTGCACTTTGCCGGAAAAACTCGGCGCACGTGGTCGATCAAGGCAGCTTTTTGGGTGGATTAGGCCAAGCGCCAATTCGAACCTTGCATTGTCCGATTGCGGGGCCTATAAGGGGCTTGTTCAAAGCAATCGGGCCGGGCGCTTCCACCAGCGTTCCGGCCCAAACTTTATGCGCTATCCTGATTTGGATTGCAAGCCCCTTACTGCTCGCTTGCGCGCACGATCAAAGATGCGGCGATGTTCACGGCGCAGGGTCAGCTTTTCCGTTTCGATATCGTCGAGGCGCTTGGCCTCTTCGGGGGTTAGGTGTTCACGCCAATCGGTCATAGTTTCCAACTTGTAACGATTGCTTACAGGTTGCGCCGAGCATGGGCGCGCATCTTTTCGGTAATCACGCCATGCGTATAAAGCAGCGTGACCGCATCGCTTAGGCGTTGTTTCAGATCTGCGGCTGCTACAGATTCGGCATAGGACAAGAGCCAGCGCACATCGTCGGGAATACCAGCCACGCCTTCGGGGCAGTTATCGTCTACCCACTCCCGCAAGCCTTCAAGGCGGTCTTGCACTTGAACCGTCAAGGAATTATTGACAGTTGCGACCTCCTGCCCATCGGCTCCGAGGCTATCAAGGCTTTTGCCGCTGCGCCAGTGTGACGAAGCAACGGCAACCTTTGAGGATTGCTCAATAGTTCCTTTTCCATTGCAGTGCTGACAAGTTTGTCCTGTCATATCGTTGACACCCCAACCCCTACACGTCTCGCAGTTCATTTTCTCGGCGTTTGGCATGGTTCACAATTCCCATCGTTAAGCGGCGATGAAATCGATAAAGGCGGTCGGGATCGTCGCAGTCCTCGATTGCCTCCCAAAGTTCGGAGAGCAGGCCGCTCAATCGGTTGTCACCAATGGGAGCGGCCCAGAATTCCCTATCCATTAGATGACCTTGCAGTCCTTGACGGGGATCCACTTGGTGAAGCCGTATTTGTTGACTTCAACCTCAAACGACTCTGGCGAATCAACTTTCCCATACCCACGCGCAATGACTTTGCCGATGCGGGTCTGGCCGTTGATCTGAAACTGAACCGTCATTTCGTATCTCCTTGTCTATGTCCCCTTTATGTAGTGGATATTCCACCTTGTAAAGTGGAAAATGACAGGAGAAAAAATAATTTAGGCTTCGCGCCGGAATGGCAGAACATTGGCAGCTACCTTATCGCGCGCCGCGTTCAGCTTCGCAGTCCATTCCTCGATGCCCTGACGATAGTTCTTTTCCTTGCACCGCTGTAGCTGCTGCTCGCAATACGCTACCCAGCCCTCCGCTGTCTGGCGCTGCTCTACTGGCACATAATCGCCAGTGGCGCGCCGGGAATTGCGAACCCAATTGCGCCACGTTGCCTGCCAGTCCAGTTTCGTGCCTTTCGTGCCGGATACGCCATGCCAGTAATCGGCAAAGTTCGCGGCTTCTTCCAATACCACAGAAGGCTCCCACTTGCGTTCCTTGATTGCCCAGTCGCGCCATTCCTGTGGCAAGGTCCAGTCATCGGGCAGGCGGTGCCCCCGTGTCGTCTGCTGACGCTTCGCCTTAATCTCCACGCCGTGTTTTTCGATTGCCTCTAGCATCCGTTCGACATGGCGTTCCTCTAGCCCTGTGAATTGCGCGAACGCAGCCTGGTGGAACTTACCGGCCTTCATGGCGTGTATCAGGTGAAAGACATGCGGAGTACGCACGCGGGCCTCGTTGGCTATCACTGTCAAAACTGGATCGTAGGGCTGCATCTCATTTCCCCAACAATACGCGCCTAAAAGCAGCGTCAACCTGATCTTTGCGAACCACAACAAACAGCGCCCCGCAATTCGTACAGGCAGAGTGAAAGAACCCATGACGCCGAGTTTGATGGTGCGCGCATAATTTAGGGTTATTTGCCAATTTCAATCCCCATCTGGCTAAGGCGCTCTCCCGATATGCGAACAATTGGCGAGGCGAACGCACGATCATTGACTCCCATCGCTTCAGCTATCCCATCGAGATAAGCCTTTGCGCTGGCAACAACGTTGTCTTTGTCCGGTGCTGGCCCTTTGGGTTTTGGGTAAAGCGTGATTCGCACCGGAATGGGCTCCCCGTCAGCGGAGGGCTTTGCCGCCAGTGCGGCCCCATGCGCCCATGCACGATGCTTCTTTGTCTCTCGGGCTTTCTTGGCCCAATGGGCGCGCTTGTTCGGCCACAGGGGCGGCGCAGGGTAAGGTAGCAGGATCATTAGCGGTCCTTATACTTTTCGTATGTGCTGGCGACACGCGGGTCTTTCCGGCAATA